TGCAATTATAAAAACAACTATCTCCAGCTGTTGTTAAGGCTGGTAAACTAAAGCTTGTTGCTGCTGTGCAATTCTGAAAACAACTATCTCCAGCTGTTGTAACGCAATTAACGGCAACAATAGATAATAATGATACGTTATTTATGAATAAATAATCCCTTAAATGAATATTAACACCGCCATCTAAACTAACTGTGTTTCCATCAACAGCAACAGATGTAAATGATGTACCATTATTAGGCAGATCAAATAAAGTATTCCAAAGACTAACGTCCGATGATGATCCGCCTATCAACGTATCAGCATTACTTATATTATCAAATGTTAAATCTAAACTTGTTATTGTTCCTGAAAATAACCCAGCATCTGAAATCATCCAATTATTAGGGGCACTCATTAAAAATGTTCTGGCTGATTCTGCCGATGGTAGATATTGAGTATCATTTGCTCCCAATGATACATCAGATTGCACAGATTTCATAGACCAGCTAATAAGCATATTACTATAATTTACTATGCTTAACTTTGCATAATTATACATTTCGCCCATGTCTATAACCTTCGATACATTCCATCCACTGAGATTTGAGTTGAAATTGGTACATCTGTAAAACATCAAATACATTTGAGTTACATTAGACACGTCCCATTGACTCAAATCAGATGAAAATAAAGTACACATATTAAACATATTATTCATGTCGATAACAGCACTAGTAATCCATTGGCTTAGATTTGATGTGAATGATGTACACTGATAAAACATCCCAGACATATCGGTAACATTAGCAGTGTCCCATTGACTTAAATCTGAAGTAAAATTACTACAATCACTAAACATGCTTCTCATATCAACGACATTACCAGTACGCCATTGGCTTAAATCCGATTTGAAATTATAGCAGCCAGAAAACATACCAGCCATATTAGTAGCATTCGAAACGTCCCAGCTACTCGCATCCAATACCAAATAATAACAATTAAAAAACATACTCGACATATCTGTGATACCGCTTAAATTGGGGATATCTGTGGCACTACAATTTAAATTTACACATCCGCCCATTCCGCCGCCATTTCCAAACTGTAAGCAACCCCACTGATTTATATTGTCTATTTTTTCTTCATCTGTATGGCCTCCAATAAATTTCCACCCATTAATCAATCCATTTATTTCAACTATATAAGTGCCTCCTGATGCATATATATGATTAATTTCTGCTTGATCCCAAGCAGAAATATAATCGCTTGAGCCATCGCCCCAAATTACAGTGAAACTATAAGTACCGCCGCTAACTAACGGTAATTTAATACTATTGGATGATGCATTATCGCCACGTGATGTCACCCAAGTGGATATAAATTCCCCAGCAGGCATAACAGTTGTCGTAGTGGTTGTAGTTGCGGCAGAGTATAATCCGCCGTCAGTTATTATCCAGTTATTCGGTGCAGACGTTAATATTTCTTTTGCTGCTACCGCTGTGTAAGTTGTTTGATATACGCCAAGAAGCACGTTTGGCTGAACACTTTGTAATGACCATGAATTTAAAAGTTTATCATAATTAGTAGTTGAAAATACTGTATTAAGATATATTAAATTATCCATGTTTGTAACACCAGATATATTCCAAGAACTAATATCCTGATTGAATATTTGAGCATTAAAAAACATATATGACATTGTAGTCACATTCGAAACATCCCAAGAGCTAAGATCCTGATTAAATGCTTTAGCCGCATCAAACATATATGACATATCGGTGACTCCAGATACAGTCCAATTACTGATATTTGAATTAAAACTTTCACAGCCGTTAAATAATCCTGACATGTTGGTAACCTTTGAAACATCCCAATTACTGAGATCGTGGTTAAATTGCCAACAGTATTGAAGCATGTATGACATATCTGTAACATTAGATACATCCCAATTACTGATATTATGTGTAAATTCAAAACAATTGGCAAACATGTACGACATGTTTGTAATTCCAGATATATTTAACGTATCAGTTGCACTGCATGTAAAGTATCCACAGCCGTTAAACTGATTTCCGCCATCGCTAACTAATAAATCACCCCACTGTATAACATCAAGCAATTTCTGACGATCATTATTATCTGCAAACGACCAGCCGTTAATAACGCCGTCTATATTAATTTCGTAAATATTAGGAGTCTCGTAACTATGCATAGTACCAGATTGATCCCATGCAGTAATAGTTTCCGAATTGCCGTCACCCCAATTAATATCAAAATTATAAGTTCCGCCGCTAACTAAGGGCAGCTTTATTTGATTATATTCGCTTCCGCCGCCACTAACCTTAGTAGTGTCCCAAGTCGCTATAAATGGTATTGTCATAATTTTTTATAATTAATCTGCAAATTAAATTGTAATGTCTATAATATTAATGTCGTCAAAGTTATCGATATATGACATATAAGCATTGTTACCGTTAACACTACCATATAATTTATATCTCTTATTAGTCATCACCTGTGCAGGTACAAAATATGTAGAATTATTAAAGAACGCATTATTAACGTTATATTTTAAAACATTGTCACCGAACGTAATGTTACGGTTACTGCTATCAAAAGTTATATACGCACAATTAGTACCAAATATAATGTTGCTGTTATCTGTACTCATAAATATATTACCAGTATTTGAGCCAATAAATATATTTGAATTTTCACCTTGAATATATACACTGAAACAATTACTACTCATGCGAACGCCGTTATTATATGATCCAATGTTTACTTCAATTACGCCACCGCTTACAAGCACACTATTATTATCAACGCTTATAATAACAGTGTCACAATTTGAGCCAATTGTGACACTGTTATTATATTCATCCATAAATAATGTACAATTGTCATTTCCAATTGTAATATCATTATTGTAATTAGTAATAGCGACTGAATGATTATTAGAACCTATAGTAATATTGTTATTGCCTGCACCTATTGATATATTATGGTTACCAGAGCCGATTACAATATGTTCATTATTAGAGTCAATAGATATCATTGAATTTTCATAGCCGATGGTAATATCGCTACTATTAACAATTTTAATATCTTTAGCATATACGCTATCAATAACAATATTAGGCAATACGTCATACCCAGAAATAATAACATTATTCTGAATATCAACACTCGATTCGGTATTCATCATCAAAAAATCAAGATATATACCTGCGTTAACAGCCAAATTATACATATTGCCATTATATTGTATAGGGAAATTTGTTGATGATGATGAAATATATGAGCCATTTTTAATGCCTGTATTAAACCAATTATCATAATCATTATTAGGATCTCCGCCTGTAACACCATCTTTTGCACATATATAAATACTATTATCAGCACTGTTATAAACCAAATCTCCTGAATTATGTATATCATTTACATTCCATGCATTAGGAACGGTAACAGCCCATCTACGGTATTTGATATTTCTCCAATCAGTATATACGTCATTATTATACACAGTATCGATTCTCCTGTATATAATCCCTTTTGTTGATCCAATACTGTTATTGGGTATTTGATAATATATAATATCATCAGTCCTTATTATACTTGAACATATAGGATTTATAGCCCTACTTGAGATTGCTGTAAGCAATAATGGCTCTACAAATCCTGACTCAATATTTTCATTAGTAACAGGTCTTGTATATGTCGTCATATAATCAGTTAATAAATATTGCTGTCCAGCTACAAATTCACCATTATCGTATAAAGTATAAAGATCATCATAAAGTATTTCAATAATACCACCGCCGCTTCCGCTACCAAGTGCAACCCATTCCCCATCAAATTTATGGTAGAACTCATCACCAGTAATATTATTATGCCACATTTGTCCAACAGATATAAAAGTTAAAGCATTATCAGTATTCAAAGGGTCTCTATCAGCAAACAATTTAGGCTGAACCTTTCTCTTTGGCGGCACAGGTGGCAACGTGGTTGTTGTCGTGGTTGTTGTCGAGGTTGTAGACATCGGGACTGTATTGTTTATAGCATAATTTCCCTCTGCAACAGAGTTATTGCTACTATCAGCAAGAGCATATTGAGGAATATATACAGAAACGCTATCGTCATATGATATTATATCGGTGTCTATTGTGATAGTTGTAGTCCCGTATACATGTGGAATGCGCTTTACTGATTGCTGACCATTAATGAATATGATCATACTACCCAATGTCATATACTCATATACGTTCGTATTAAAGTGTATGATTATTCTATCATATTCGGTACTTGAGTTAACTATATGAGGAAATGGACTAACGGTGGTTGTCGTAGTTGTGGTTGTCGGAGGCAACGTGGTTGTTGTCGTGGTTGTTGTGGTTGTGGTTACAACCTCAGTTATATTAACGGTGTTATTAGCTTGTAAATATTGAATATCTCCATCAGGATTTCCGCCATTCACAGTCATCAATTCAATTGGGATTGTCAAGCTAATTGTATTGCCAATATTATTAGCAAAAACAAAATTACTATCTGCTGTTGATCCTAAATTAACACATGATGATAAATTAAAAAATGTTGCCGCTATACAGTTATTAAAACAGCTATCAACGACAGATATCAAAGATGGTAAATTAAAAGACGTTGCAGATGTACAGCTATAAAATAAATATGCGCCAGAATTGGCTAAAGACGGTAAATTAAAAGACGTTGCAGATGTACAGGCATTAAAACAGCCAAATCCAGCTGATACAATGCATCCTAAGATATCATTAACAGAAATTAATGTCAAATTCGAATTAAATATATCGTCCTTTAAATGAATGTTTGCTCCACCGAATAATTTAACGGTACTATCAAGAACCTCTACAGATGTAAACGCTGTACCATTATTAGGTAAGTCAAAAAATGCATTCCAAAAACTCACATCAGTTGACGACCCGCCTATCAAGGTATCGGCATTAGCTATATCATTAAATGTCAACTCTAAAGGATAATAAACTAAATTATAGTTTATATAATTTCTTGAATATAAATCACTTATATCACCATCAGGATTTCCGCCGTTAATAGTCATTAATGCTGCTGGTATTGTTAGGCTTATATTTCCACCGCTAATATTATAAAAAACATTATTATTACCTAAATCAGTTCCTAAATTAGTACAAGAGGATAGATTAAATGAATTAGCTGCTGTGCATCCGCCAAAACAACTATTTCCAGCAGTTAATAGTAATGGCAATTCAAACGTATTTATGGAATTACAGCCATAAAAACATTGATCCCCAGCAGTTGCTAATGTGGGTAGATTTAAAGTATTAACTGACGTACAACCATAAAAGCATTGGTCTCCAGCACTCACAATACAATTAGTATCGCTAATAGAAAGCAGAGCTAATCTGTTTGCAAATAGCGAATCCTTTAAATGAATATTTGCGCCGCCAGCTAATATTACTGTATTCACATCGACAGATACGTTATTAATAGGCGTGCCATTATTAGGCAAGTCAAGGAATGTATTCCAAACATTAATATCTGACGATGATCCACCTATTAAGGCGTCAGCATTACTTATATTATCAAAAACTAAACTAAATGATGCCATTATATATATTTTTTTTATTTATTATTATTTTGTAATTCTAATATCATAGAATTCGTCAATTCATTGATATATTTGAAATCGTTGATATATTTTTATCATAGAATTCGTCAATCCATTCAACAAAAATAGTACTATTAACTCCGACAAATATTCTATGATTATAATTCGAATCATATATTTCAGAGGCTAATTCAGGCTGTGTAGTTAAATCAATTTCAGAGACATTATTATCAAATTCGCAATTTAACATGCTCTCGCCTATAACGCAGTTAGCAACATTATTTTTTATAGTATTACTATAAAAATTATTATTAATGTTATTACCATGAAAACCTACGCCTATAGAATTATAGCCAAAATCTCTACCAATAATGTTGTTCTGAAAGCCACTATCAGTGGTATTATTCGTAAAGCCATAACCAATTATGTTGTTATTATTACCACTACCAAAAGTATTATTATATAAGATTTCATCAATAAAATTATTTCCAAAATCTCCGCCGAATGTATTATAGTTTGACAGCTTGAATATATTTCCATAAAAATTTGATGAAGCCTTTGATGACATAAATTCATATGCGAATATGTTATATGAACAAAAATCATCAAAATTATTATTTGAAAAATTAGAGTATACTGTATTACTGTAAAAGCCAAAGCCAAAAGTATTCATAATGATTTGTGTTGAGCTATTTAGAAAAAATACATTATTTGTAAGTAAACTTCCTGATGCATACCAATTATCAGAATCATCCTTATATGATTGAAAATGATTCGACAGACATGATTCCTCGTATGTATTATTAAATCCTGATGTGGGGTCAACATCAAATGTTTTAACGTCAATATATTTATCACCAGCTGAAAATTCACCGTTACCATTAATATAATCAAATTCAGCAACAAAAAATCCATGTGTATTCATAGGCATAACAATCAGCCATTTAGTCTCAACATTAGATGATGGATTAAAATTTAAATTATTGTCAGCTTTTGACTTATAAAGTATATTATTATATATAACATATTTACCTACGCCATATGGAATATTATTAACCCAACTATCAGTGTTTGTAGACCATCTACGATATTTAACATTTCTAAAATCATAACCCATATAATTATCGTTAAGCGTATCGTGTCTAAAATTGATCACACCTTTAAATCCACTAACAACGTTTTGGTTCTTAGCATACCCATTTCTATAGTCACTGTAATTTGAAAATGCAGGATCATAAAGCCAGTTATTTGGATTCCAATCATAATAAATAATATCCTGTGGATATTCTGCTGATCGTGCAAATTTATCTAAATTATAATTATCATTAGCTGTTACGATAAGTTCCTCAGTAGTACCTATATTGATAAAGTCTTCTGGATAGCCGTGATACTCATAGTAATATGATATATCGGTAGTGAAGAATTGATTGAACATATCATAAGGAAGCGAATCTTGAGCACTTATGCCATTCAATTCGGCAGTATATACACCAGATTCTAAACCTCTTAATATCACTATATTTGAGAAATCCACATTATCAATACTGCTAAAATCATAACTAATCATAGTTGACGTTGTTTCGCCTCCCTCAGTATATGTGAATTCCTCTGAAAATAAGGATACGTATGTTTCGCCCCCTATTTTAGTACCTTCATCAAATAAGCCAAAAGCAACGCAATAATATGTTATAGGATTAGAGCCTACAGCATCTGGAAGAACAACAATATTCGTCGGTGCTGGCACTGGCTTATCATAATCAAGTAATACGTTCATATTAGCATAATCAAGCATATTATGCACTGTGGCATAATCAGTAATACGATATTGAGCACCTGCTGTTAATTCGCCGCCATCAATCATATTAGCTAACTCATAATAGGTGACGTCTATAACGCCTACACTTCCAACTGCTTTAACCACTAAGTTAATTCCATCTGGAAACCAATACTCTACTCCCATTACATTGACTGTAAGTCCTTCATGTAAGACAGATTGAGCAAGCTCACTTAAAACCTGTTGAACATTTTCGTAAGGTCTATTAGCTCTATTAAAATATCTCGCACCATCTGGTTTGGCTGCGTTTATGTTTATGTTATCACTTAATTGTATTGCCATTTTATGATCTTTTTAAAGTTATTGATAATATTGGTGTGCGATAATTTGTTATATATATCCAATATGGAACATTTGTCCATAGTCCAGTTGCCGACGTTAATAATACACTTTCACCTGTATCAAATAAGTTGCTCGATCCACCAATACTACCACTATTAAGAGCTGTTATAAACCAATTTGTGTATTGTGTATTTCCTGTTTGAGGAATTGCAATCCAGCTATAGTCAGTAGCAGCTGAATTAATTGCAAACACTGTATCACCATTGCTAAGCACAATTCTCTTATTAGAATTAACGATATCAAGCGATGACGACGAAGGTCTATCAGCCTGTGCAATGAATCCAGAAAATACAGGATAAATTGACCTGAATGTAAATGAATTACTTAAAATTGTCTGACTATTAGTATTTTCAGACTCAAGTCTATATGTTTTTGTAATTGGCGTTGAATTATTTATCGTTAATGTGCTAACCTTGCTCGTAAGACCAAAAACATTAATTCCAGATTCAATTATAGAATTATCTCCAGTATCTCTAATTAAGCCTATATTAGATTTAATATTTGAGCTGTTAGTTTTAGACCATGTAAATGTTTTCAATCCTGATAAATTAGTACCAACCTCAACCAATCCAGCTTGACCAGTAATTGCAAAACTTGCCAATGTAGGCGTTTGATAAGGATATAGTAAGCCATCAAACATTTGTTGCATGGTTGCGCCAGAAAATGTGCTGCCAGCATTCCATCCACCTAAAGCCGACGGTGTTGGAGTTTGATTTGTATACACTGTGGTTGATGTACTACCACTGCCAACAACTATATGATTAATACGAATACCGAGGTCAATATCAGCTTGATGTAGGTCAATATCAGCTTGATGTAGGTCAATATCAGCTTGATGTAGCTCAGTAATGCCAGAAGCGATTGAGTTCAGTTCGGCAAAATTATCGTTAATATCTTTGGCAAATACTCTACCAGTTGTAACCCCATCGATTATATGTATGGTTTTCATTAATAATTTGTTTTATATAAATACTAATTATATGATAATGTCACATAATAATGCCATTATTATCATATAATAATGGCATTATTAACGTTTTATATTAAAATATTGCGGTCTTATACATTAACCTTGAGGTATCAACGCCCAAGAATAAAAATTTGCCACCATCGGGAGATGTCACAACTTCCATTAGATTGCCTATATGTGCTGTGCCTTGTAATACTGTTGTCTGAAATGCGCCATTCAGTTCCATCGTTAATAAATTTATAGACAATATATATACGAAATCACCTGCAACTGCAATTGAAGCGTAATAAGTATCTAAGCCGTCATAACAGTATGAAGTTCCAGCCGAAAATATTTCAGATTGCGGCGAAAAGATCATTGATATATCCCATATATCGTTCACTATATCATATCTATCAATTGTATTTGTATTTCCTCCACGTGGAGATATTAGCCATCTACCCTTATCATGGGTTGTGCCATACAACCATCTTAATGATGTGGCTGTGGCACGTGTAGATTCGCCTAATATTGTATATGTTGTTGTCGCATCTGGAGCAACGCCAACAGCACCAAATGTCAAAACAGTTGCAGTATTAGACGCTATTGTACTTTCCTGTCTTTGTCCAGTACCCGATGTAAAAACAACTCTTTTGCCAGCCCATTTATTCACAGTCCAATTCTTTGTAGTGTCTCCCAATGTTGTAAGCGCAAATGTGCCGTTAGCAGTCCCATGTGCTCCCATAACAGCATATTTTGTCGTAGAATCTGGCGTAAATCCTGGCGTAGTGAGAGTTAGAGTTGAGGCATCATTGGCTGAAATAGCTATTTCACTACCTACGCCAGTGCCTGCAATAATTCTAACCTTATAACCAAGGAACTGATTAACCTGCCAATTCTTACTCGTGTCAGTTAAAGTAACAGATGTTCCACTTGCTGCATGCCCTTCGCCATTTTCAGAAATTAGATCATACATTCTATCCCTGCCAAATCCTTCAGGCCCATGAATAGCATATCTTGATGTACCGTTGACACCTGCCACAATGGTCGCAACTGTTAATGTTGTTGCTGTATTTGATGTAATTCTTCTTAATTGTGTGGTTGGTGACGTACCTGCGACGTCAAGTTTAACAATTTTGCCAACATGTTCATTGACAACCCAATTCTTTGTTGAATCTACAATCAATACAACACTATTCACAAATGATGGTACAATTGTAAGTGTAGCTGTTGTCACAAGATCAAAAGTGGTTAATGAATCAATCGCAAGTATAGAATACGGTGCGTTCCATGCAGACTCATTACAACCTGCAACAGTAACAGTGTCTCCCTTATAAAAATTTACATTGCTGACAGTTGTCATTCTTGCAACAGTTCCAACAGTGGTTATATTTACCGTTAAAGCATTATTACCACCACCTGAAATAATTGTGGTAGCTTTACCTGACCCTGTGGTATAATTCAATCCAGCTGAATATAATGATACCGATTCAACTGCCCCACCAGTACTTATAGATTCAACACGTCCCTTTCCAACAGTACCGACAGTCGTAATGTTAAATAAATCACCAACGGCATATCCTGAGCCTTTCACTGTTGGCGTTGGGTTTAACACTTTAATTCCATTAGGATTTATAACGCCAGAGAATATAGCCTGAGCCTCCTGACCTGGATATGAGATAGATGCGTTTCTAGTTTGTCCCAAATCTATTGACGGCCCCGTTATCCATTGATCAAAATCAATACAATACTGGTAAATAGATGAAGCATTATTGCCCACAACATATATTTTTTTAGTTTCTCCACGTATTTCATATGTCGATGTCGCATCTGGCTGCACTAGAAACGGATGTTCAACTTCATAATAATTCACTCCGTTAGATACTATACGATTTTTCATACCCATACCAGTGCCACTTGTTATTCTTAGCTCATAATTACAATATCGATCAATCTCAAGTGTTTTCGATGTATCTGTTAATGTTCTAGTGGTTGTTGAAGTTGATGTGCCAGATTCATATGGCGTTGCTCTTGTTATTATTTCCATTGAAAAGTCTGTACCTAATGCTGCCAATAACAATCCACCTATAGCTGTTTTTGTTGTCCAAGTATCCGATAATACATCGTAAAACTGTAATGAACTAAATGGTGCACCAGCTACTGCTGATAACATATAAACTCCGCCACCCTTTACTACATAAGATGACGACGCATCAGGTACAACTGTCCAGTCAGAATCAACTGTGATAATAGATGATTCTATATAATAGTTTGATTGCGAACCAGCCGTTGAAGCAGGTAAAGCGTAAGGTGCTGTTGCTGAAAATGCTGTATTATTCCAAACTTCAAGCTGCTGATAATTCGGGTCTTGAAAATACAACGTGCTTGCGTCATTATATAAAACCTTTCTAATCTGACTCAAACCAGTATTTGCAACGATTCGTACTTGATATCCGATCCATTGATTTATTTCCCATTTTTTTGTTGTGTCTCCTATAGATGTTGCGGAAGCTGATGTCACAATGCCAGATTTTTCAACCTTAACACCTGTGGAATTAGTTATAGTTCTCTCCTGACCAACACCTTTGCCTTGCATTATTTTTATAGTTTCGCCCACCAATATATCGCCATTTAATCCAGCAATTTTCATAACATTTGTACCGCCAGATAAGCAATTACCTCTATAACCATCATCGGCTGTAAATTTAATACATGATGCGGTTACAGCTGCGATAGGTGGCGAAGCCAATTTAATATGAGTATCTTTCCATGTGTCATATTTATAAAATAATGTGCCAGCAAGATAATATATATATCTTCCAAGCGTATCTTTAGATACCGTCATCGAAGATGTTGCACTTGTTGCTGTTCTAAATTGAGCAGTCGGAAGCCATAATGGAGTATCCCAAACTTTTTTTATTGTCATAATTATATTTTTTATTTATACTAAATTTCTCAATGTATTAAATGCTATATGTGCTATGTTAAATTGTTGGTCTAAAGCATTTAATCCACCAATATTGGTTTGATTTGTTAATGTTGCTAATGTTGCACTTGCGCCTAAATTGGTTACAGTTCCGACTGTCGTAACATTTGTTAATGTTGGCAATGTTCCTATACTGAACACATCTAAACTCAATCGTCCAGTACCCCCAACTGTAACGCCTAATGGTCTGAGTAGCTGAAGTATTTGTCTTGCAAGAGCATTATCATTATCCAGCATTGTATTCAATGTTAATTGCAATGCCGCCAATGCAGCTGAATTCCCATCATCATAAAAAATCTGCAAACTATCGGTGTTAGACATTCCAGATGTGTTATATGTTAATGTTAAAACATTATTTACAACAGTGCCTCCAAGCAAGTTATTGGCAAAGTTATAAATAATAATGTTATCAACAACATTTGTTATCAATAATATTCCGCTTATATCCACAGATGCATAGTCTGTAAATGTTATTGTTTTTGCATTTTTATCAAATAAATAATTATCTATACGTAGTTTCATTTATAATGTGTTTTATCCCAATGCAATGCTGTAAGCAATTGCTAATGTTTCGCTAATTCCCGATCCGCTGCCAGCTGTAAGATATGTGTTATCATCTATACTACCGTCAGCCTTTAAAAACTGTGAAGCCGTTCCATTTTTTCGAATGAAATTATCACTCTTAACGTCTCCGTCAATATTCAGGTCTTCAAATATTTGTTTCTCGCTCATAGTTTTAAAAATAAATACTGATATTATCCAACAACGATAACCCTATAAGCAACCCCATTCAAAGGTGCATTATTAAAATTAAGCGTCAATGTGTTTAAATCTGTAATTGTTTCACTCACCTCAACTTTAGCCAATGTGGATGCATTTAAAACGGATGCAACAATATCTAAGGTTTTTAAGCCATGCGTTATGGTAAATGTTGTTGTCACATTATTGCCAGAAATGGTTGTTGCATATTTTGCTGTTAATATACCTGCTGTCGGTAATGTTATATTTGTAGTATCTGTGGTATTAATAATAGTGTCTGACGATCCACTTAAAGTTAGATTTCCTTTAACAGTTATAGTTTTTGCACCATTATTAATACCTGTGCCGCCATAGGTAGGATCAATAATAGTACCATGCCACGTACCTGTTGTTATAGTACCTAGAGTTGAAACGCTGCTAAGTTTTGATGGAACTATTGCTTTTGATGTATCAACAGCAGCAGCGACCTCTAAAGCCGTAGCAATCGCAATAATACCTTGAGCACCTTCACTTGCTGATACAATGTCAGGTATATTTTTATTTACCAATGTCCAATCGGATAATGTTGTGGGAGAATTCACTTCAGCAATGATCATATCGCCGACCTGAACAGGCTCAGTAAAAAATGTGCCATTGGTTGTAACAGTATATGTCCAGCCTTTAGTTATCCCTGTTATTGGAGTTGAGTCGAGCATTGGGGAGTTGGCGGCAGCATCGTATCCTGACTGATAGACTAACGCACCAGTCACAACACTATCTATATAAGTTTTAATTGCTTTAGCTGTTGCTAAAGTGTCATCACTAGCACTAACAGTTGTTAAATCCGAATCAATTAAAATGGCTTGAATATCTCCAGCAATTCTACCCAATATGCTATTTACAGGTAATGTGATAGCACTCATACTCGCAGCCTGTTTCGCCAAAACTGAGTATGCACCATAATCATTAGATAGAACTGTGCCCATTAATCTATCATACAATGCTTTAGATAATAATCCAGCATTTATGGTATCAGCAACAGGCAACACAGTGCCAGAGCCAGTACTACTATTAATAGTGATACCTGTTGGCGTCGGCGTATTTGTAAGATTTGTGCCTGTACCACCAGCGATCCATGCAGTGCCAGTCCAATTATATGCCAATTTATCAGCTGTATTCCAGTAGGTAAAGCCAGCATCATTAATAGTTAATGTTGGGTGCGTAGCTAAATTTTGTAATTTGAGATTCAATAATTGATTTTTATTTAAATCAATATCAAATAGATAATCTCTTTTTGCCATAAGTATTTCTTGTTTTATTTTTTCATGTATTATTTTTAATTTAGTTCAGCAAATCCACTGAAACCAGCTGAAAATGTTACGATAATATTATAATTATCAATATATTGTATAGCTCCCTCAACAACTGATCCAGCACTATCTGTGATTGTTACCGATGGCTTTTTATTCATAGTATGCAATATGTGCCAGATATCTGAGGGAATACTTTGTTCAAATCTGAAATAATGCACTGGACTTATTTGCATTTCTGTATTTGGGCTATTACTAATAATAATAATACCTGAATTTCCGTCACGCATACCAGAAGATACTGGCATAATATCAACAAACTCTAATACATTCTCATGACTATCACTCAATATTAAATCTCCAGACATAGTTCCCATAATTTAATAATTTTTAACACTGTTATCGTTTAATTCTATATTTGTAATATTAATAACAAATATTCTATCAAATATACCATCATCAATATCGCTAATATCTGTCCATTGAAATTTTATCTCTGCGAACAATATCTCATTGCTATGCGGCGACGTGATCTCATTCGGAACAATAAAGTCATAGATGAAATCATTAACATATATTAATGGTCTCCATCCAGCCTCAGAAGCTTTCTTATATTTAGCCAACTCAACGCTTGGGTTATTTCTACTCTTAATTACGACCTTTATATCAAGCATATCCGATAAATTTTTATATGTACCGTCAATATTCCTGTATTTTATAGACTTTCTAATATCTGAGCCTGCATTTATCTGTGTAAATGTTACTGGCTGATTTAATCGTCTGATTAATCTACCGCCATTTATTACAGAGAGATCATAAGCCGAATTGGATAACGCTAAAATAATGGCATTTTGTCTAACCTCATTATTTGCTAATGCCTTATTATAAATTCTAAGCTTCTGAATATTACCGATATAAGAACTATTGAAATTGTGTTCGATAAGTTGATCGTATTTCGATGGGTCAAGAGTTAAAGAAGTCTTATCAAAGTCAGTATAATGTAACGAATGTTTCAATCCGAATGATCCGCCACCCCAGCTTATATTATATGGTACACCCAATTGTTTTTCATCGTCATTTTTCAATCCTCTAAAATAGAATTCATCGAAATCAGATATTCCCCAGAATAAGCCACCATTGATATAAATGCTTAACGTTCCCTTTCTTTGAGCATAGCATTGTGCTTTATTCGGATCATAATTCTGAATTATGCTATCAGGAGTGAAGACGATATCTATTAAAGACCATCCGATTCTGCTAATAATATTCGGTGATACAACATACATCACATTGCCCTGTGCATTGACATATCGTATTCCGATTCGTTTATCAGAAGTAATTTCGAAAGCAATTATATTATTCTTGATGTTATCAATTTGCATTGTGTCAATATCAACAACGACAGCGTATTCTTCTGGCTGTCTAAATGATGTGTATGTTGCGTCAAGCTTATCATATCCAGCAAGATAATGTAATTTGGATGTAGTTATACCAGATAAAGTATAGGTATAGCCAGTTTCTTTTGCGTTGTATAGTATTGTCGTGCCACTAACGGTTATAGTTTCTCCGAAATATGCCTGTGAATATTTATCCTCTGCTCTTAAGCCCATTAGGTAAAATATGCCAGCACTTTGGGGAAGTATTTCGATTAGCGTTTCAATTGTGATGCCATCATTATATCTCGATGGAAGTAATTCGTAGTCATAGCCGTCCAGCTTGAAAAAGCCTTGAAAATAGCCGTTTACCAAGCTCATGTAGTTACCAACAGATGTTCCTGTTACGGCATTTAACTCGTAACCGTCATAGTTAATACTATCGCCAGATACTGAATAATACCCAACACGATCCATAATCATTTTATTGTCTGACGGATCAATGTAGAAACCATCGCCAATATGTGAAACTCTACCATTGTCGATTGCAGTTAAGCCAAAATCAGGTAAAGTTAATGCATTTACAGTTACATTACTTAAGCCATTAATACTCTTAATAATGTATTCATTACCGAAGTTCCATGATCCGCTATCGCAGATATCTATATTCACAGCTAAACTGTTTACCAACTCTCTATTTATATCCATTTTATTGCTTAAATGTATTTAATATATAAATACTAATTTATTATATTGTGGGACAGTATTTATAATAAAAAATTACGTTGAGAAACCAAACAATAAATATTTTGATATGAATCGTATTAATAAGGATAATGTTACAGAATTAATTAAGGAAGTATTAGAGCCAGAAGAGGTAAATATCAACTCCTTAAAAATGCAAACAACTCTAAATCCTGTGATATGGGATGAGAGAGGTGCTTTACGACCAGAGATTAGAAAACAGTTATTATTGAATGCCAGACGATTTATTGAGTTCTGTGATATTGAGTCAATGAAATATAATGATATTATTCTCACAGGTAGTATGGCAAATTTTAATTATAATGCTACTTCGGATATTGATATTCATATCGTACTAGATTTTGATCAAATCTCTGATAATGAGGAATTCGTCAGAGACTATTTTAAATTAAAAAAAGACTTGTGGGCTAATAAACATGACATTACTATTAAAGGATACGACGTTGAGATTTATGTTCAAGATACTGATGAACCTCACAAATCAACTGGAATGTATTCTCTGATCAAAAACGAATGGATTGCTAAACCGTTGAAGAAAATTGTGAATATTGATACTAAAACAGTTATGACTAAAGCCAACGATATAATGCAAGCAATTGACGAACTTGGCAATATAAAGGATAATGAACTATTCTATAAAACCTATACTAAGTTCTTGCATAAGCTAAAAAACTATAGACAGGCAGGCTTAGATACTAATGGCGAGTACTCTGTGGAAAATCTGGTCTTCAAGATTTTGAGAAATAATGGTTATCTGAAAAAACTAATCGATGAAAAAAATAAACGTATTGATTACGAACTCACTTTAGATCAGTAAAATAAATAATATAAAAATAATGTTTATTTTACTAAAAAATAAACTATTTATAAGAAACTTAGTAAATAAGAAATAAAAACGATAAAAATTTTATAATGAAAAAAAATACATCTAAAGAGGCGTTTTGCAACAGACTCCAAGAATTATCTGATATTAAGGATTTTAAATCAAAATCTAACGACAGAAATATCGGTACACTAATTGACATTGAGAGAAACAGCGACGGCGTCGCTTTTGGTATTGTAAAGGAAAACCACAATTATTATATTAAAAGAGGCGGAACTAAACAAAACCTTGACGCATCAGACTTTTGCTATATCGGTGGTCTTGAGAATATCACATCATATCAGTTTCATACTCTTGCTGAATCTGAAAAACAAAGAAACTATATGATCGCTGAAATGAATCAGTCAGCTGGTATTCGCGTCAACGCATCTGTAAGTAAAATGATTATAAGCGAAGATGTTGCTGGCGAACATATTAAGAATGCCGAAGCTTCTTTGGACACTTTAGAAGCTGCTACGGCTGCTGAAAAAAGCTCACCAGAGATCACAGCAAATGATGGCGGCAACATGGGTGCTGGCGATATGGGTGACGGAAGCGAAGCTGGTATGGGCGACGATATGAACACTGGTACTGGTGATATGGGTGCTGGCGGCGAAATGGGCGATGACATGGGTGACGGAAGCGAAATAGGTGATGAACCTGCTGGTGCAGAAGGTGATGAAGTTGGCGTTGATGGTAACAAAGCAATTGAAAAAGCAATTGGCAAATTAACCAATACTATTAGAAAAGCCGATATGACTCCAGAAGAAAGCAAATCATTTTTAGCTTCATTGATTTCATCGTTTAAAGAAAAACTACCCGAAATTGAGGTTGAAGATAGAAAAGAACTTGCCAACAAGTTAATGAAAATTAATGACTCAGGTGAAAAAGACCTTGAAGATAGTATGCCAGACGAAACTGAGGTTGACGAAACTGCCGAAGTTGGCGAAGAAACTTGCTCAGAATGCGGTGGATTTACACAGTACGCTGAATCTCGTGGTTATACACAGGAAAGCATTATGGAATGCGGCGACGACGAAATGGGAAGTCTTATTTCTGGTTATGCTAATGCACATAAAGAAGGTAAAAATAACGGTGATGCTGAAACAGTGTCTTTATATACCAATCCAAAGGTTAATGAATCATTAGTCGAAGAATATGGTCATGAGGATTATGTTAATGAGGTTCTGAAACCAGAAATCATGAAACTAAGCGAAGCCACTGACGAAGACAAACAATTAAAGATTGCTGAAAGTTGGAAAGTTGCAAAAATTGGTAAGAAAGCCGCCGTTAGCACTGGAAATACTTTAATCAAAGAAGAAAACGATCAGAAATTTAAAGTATATTTCAAAAAAGACAAATTTAAGACAGAAGATAAAGGTACATTGAAGAAATCTTTCCTTACAAAGGATGAAGCCGATGCCTATGCTAAAAAGATGAATGCTGGCGTAAACCATGTATTTGGAAATGATGCTGGTTACGTGGTTGTAGCCGAACCAAAAAAAATCAATGAAACCGAAGACGACGAAGTTGAAAATGATAATGATAACATTGATGATCTTAGTGCGCTTGGCGATCTTGATTTGGGTGCAGAAGGCGATACCGATGCAAACGTAGACGATGTTGATGATGTTACTGCTGTTACAAGTGGCGCACCTATTGAAACTCCTGCTGAGGATAGTATGTTCGCAACTGATTCTCAATCATTGGGAGCAGTTAATCCATCACCAATGGCTACAACAGAACCTATTTCAATGGGTGCTGAAACTGGCGTTGTTGTTGATGTTAATGCTCAGTCAAAAACTGTTAATGTAAAAATGAATGAAGGTAAAAAGCCTACATTCATTAAAGGTCAAAAACCAGACTTTGGTAAAAAGGATGATAAACCTAAAGATGAAAAAAAGGGTGCGAAACCTACATTTGTTAAAGGTCAGAAACCAGATTTCGGTAAAAAGGATGGCGAAAAAGAAGAAATTTCCGAAGACGCATCGGATGTTAAAGCAGCATTGGCTAAAGGAACTGCTAAGAAAACAACTCCTGTAACAAGCGTGGCTAAAACACCAGCTGGCGGTGAAAAGGGAAATTCAGCATCTGTTGTAGCATCCTCATTAGCAAAAGGAACTGCTAAGAAAGCTGGGGCAGTTACAAGCGTAGCTAAAACACCAAATGGCGGCGAAAAAGGAAACTCCGCATCAATTGTAGCGGCAGCTTTAGCTAAAGGTAAAGTATCTATGAGCGAATCAGAAACAAAATTGAGAAAATATGTTAAAAATCATTTACTCGAAATTGCTGGTTTGAAAAAAGCTACTCTAAACGAAAGTGCTAAATCTCCAAAATTGAAACAATTAGACAAACTGATCGAAAGTCAGTATGCGGATTTTAAAAAGCTTAGTATAAAATAACAAATCGTATATGTTTTAAACAAATGCCTCTTATATAGAGGCATTTGTTTTTTATAAAAAATTGTAATAAAATGAATTTAATACTATTTAATATAAAAGTAATCTTATGGCAACTGTATATGACGAAGAAGGTCTTAAATTAATCTATGTATTGAAAATCGGATATAATTCGAAAGACGAAGGAATGTTCGAGTTTATTTTCTCCAATGATCCTACGAATATTAATATTAAGGAATGGTGTTGGGATTTGATTCCAGCCTACGATAATGCAATACCACCTACCGAAGACTATATCGGGGCTGTAATAGGCTTAAAAACGTCAACGTTTGACTTATTCTGTTTACATGAAGACGTTACCAGAGAATATATGCATGGTGTTCATACAATTCACGCATTAGCATATGAAACCGAACGAACAAGTGATAATGGTTATACCCAATTTGAAAAATTGATGGAAGATGACGAAGATCAGCCATTGTTGGTATTTCATTATGGAATGACTTTAGCCAGAGTAAAAGAAATATTCAGTGCCAGAAAAATAATCTTACGGAACGATAATTTTGTTGAGGTGTCATCAATCAAATTTTAAACAATCGGCATGGCTACAAAAAGAAATAATGATGATAATTCGGAAATTGATAATAATCAGTTCCCAGACCATATACCAGCTGTCGCTTTATCAAGTGCTAGCGAACAGATAAAAAAAGACGAATTAAGAAAATTAGCCAAGGAGCTAAGAAAATCTGGCGGTAAGGTTGAACCAGTTATCATAACAACAAACGGAACAATAAAAAAAGCCAGTGAACTTAATATGGCTGAAAAGAAATGCGAAATCGTAAGATGTACTTCTGACCCAGCCTATTTTATTGAGACCTATTTAACAATTTTTGACCAGACGCAAGGGCTTGCTGGTCGAATTGTTCCTTTTAAATTATTTCCTTTTCAGCGTAAATTAATTAAAGCATATTTATCATTCCGATATAATATTGCTAATAAATATAGACAGGCAGGTATTTCTACAGCAACATGTGCATTCATTGCTTGGTATGTGATGTTTAATAGTAATAGAACGGCAGCGATTGTTGCCGATAAACTTGAAACTGCTCGTGACGAGTTAATGAATGACGTTGTTGAATTCATTGACGGCTGTCCTGACTGGCTTAGACCGAAAACAGGTAAAATGGCTGGTGCTGAAAAGAACTACAAAGATACTCAGAAGTTAAAACGTTATGATAATAACTCCGCATTGGGTGCATTTTCAGCTAAGAGTGGACTTCGTGGTACAACTCCAACACTATTGTTTTGGGATGAAACTGCTTGGACTGAAAAATCTGATAAATTTTGGACTGCTGCCAGACCTACTATGAGTACAGGGGGTAGTACTATTATGGTAAGCACGCCATCTGGCTTAGACCCCGTTTTCTATAAAACATTTGAGGGTGCTAGAAAAAAGGAAGAAAAAAATAACTTTAATGCAATTGAATTATGGTGGTATAATGATCCACGATATAATAAAGACCTTGTTTGGCTGAAAAACAAGAACAAGGATACTGAGATTAAGCTAGTTGACGATAATTGGGCTGACGACTATCGAATCAAATTAATGGATGACGGCTGGGAAGCTTCATCACCTTGGTTTGAGGAACAGGTAAGAGACGCCAACGGTGACATGAAAAAAATTGCTCAGGAAATTTTATGTGTTGGGAAAGATTCAATTGTAACCATAAGAGATGTTGCAACCTTGGATGTGATTAATTTAAGCATTTCCGAGTTATATAACAATTTGCCTCATTTAACGTCAAGTATAAATATAAACAGCAGACTTGAAATTTTCACCACAAATGGATATTCGAAATTTTATGGCGTTGATAAAAAATATAAAAACAACGGATTTAAAGTTTCATTGGCGACCGATGATCAGATTGTAGTGAGTGAGGATCATATATTTCTAGCTAATGGTAAGAATATGCCATTAAATTCATTAATACCAGATGTGTCATATCTTACTACTATTTATGAAGATTCATTCGTAAAATCGATTGAGCCGTGCGATGAAACAGAGTTTTATGATATTATTGATTCAGAGGGATGTGAATATTTTGCCAACAATATTTCAAATCATAATTGTTCATTCTTAGGTTCTGGCGATAACTTTATTGACGAAGAATATCTAAAAAGAATACAGGATCATGAGGTTAGAGTTCCAATACGTCAGGAATATACCGATAAGAATATGTGGATATTTGAAGATCCTATTCCAGAGGAACAATATGTTCTAGCTGTCGATGCATCGCCAGGCCATGGAGAGGATAATTCAACAATCAATATACTTAAACGTAATGAATATATTGAAAAGAAAATGATCACAAAAAATGGTAAGACAAAGGAAGTCAAGTTAAAGAAATTTAAAATAGAACAGGTTGCCGAATATTATGGTAAAATAGTGCCGCAAGGTCTTGCAGAAATCGTATACCAATATGGAAAGGCTTATAATAATGCTTATGTTGTCGTGGATATAACTGGTGGCTATGGTGTGCAAGCTGTTGAAAAATTATTGGAGATTGGCTATGACAATGTACACTATGCCGAAGTATCTCATAAACCGTCGAGAGATCGTTTACAGGGATACATTAAGAAAGGTCAGAAATCTATGACAGATGGTGCTGTTATTTATGTTGACTTAATTCCAGGTTTTTTCATAGGAAATAACAGAGCATCAGTGCTATTAGAGCTTCAAAGATCGATTCACTTAGAGGATATTATAATCAGATCAACAAGATTATTAATGGAATTGAAGACATTTGTTACTGTTGCTGGAAATCGTGTTGCAGACCATAAGAGATCATTTCACGATGACTCAATTATGGGACTGTCAATTGGACTATATGTTATCAACTTTGATATGGCTAGATTTAAACAAAGTAATAGCACGACTGAGCAAATGTTAAAATCTATTTTGTCTGCCAATGATATAAAGGTTATTAGCGAACAAAGAGGTGAGAAGCCTGTGCCAAAGATATCTCCGAATAGTTCATCGCCCTTAAATCCTTATATTGTAAATGCATGGCTATTTAGCGGCATAAAACAAAAATAAAAAAGAAATACTATTTATATATTGATACTTTACGATAAATTCAAGTATTTATAGAAAATTATAATATTTTATAAAAATGGAAAAAGATAAGGACAAAGGAACAGTATATCAAAAGCTAAATGGTATCTTCAATTTTGACGGTTTTGGTATTACCACAGGTGTTGAGCGTGATGTAAAGAACAATAAAGTAATTATAAAGGGTAATTCGCCAGAAGAGGTTCAAAGAAAGGGACTTGAGCTTGAACAGAAGAGAAGTCTTATAAATAAATTCACAAAAACGACTGATAGAAACTATCAGAAAGCTTTACAATATGAATCAGCTAGGTTGCCAGCATATATGGACTATGAGGGTATGGAATATTACCCAATTATTTCAAGTGCACTTGATTTATTTATGGAAGAAGCAACCACAATAGGCTTGGATGGTAAAATGCTAAACATTTATTCGAATAAGGATCGTATTAAATACCTTTTAGAGGATTTCTACTACAATATTCTAAACGTTAACACGAATCTTCCATTCTGGACAAGAAATACTTGTAAATATGGCGACAATTTCGTATTAATGCTGGGCGAAAGAAAAAAGGGTATCACAGCGATCAAGCAAATGGTAAATTTTGAAATAGAAAGAACTGAAAGAATTATCAATGGCAAATCTAGTATTCTTTTCAAAGAAAGAATGACTGGCGATGAATTCAATGCATTTGAAATAGCGCACTTTAGACTGCTTGGAGACGACAAATATATTCCGTATGGTTCATCACTACTAAACAAAGTTAGAAGAGTTTTTAGACAGCTTATAATGGCAGAGGATGCCATGCTTACATATAGAATCATTCGTGCAGGTGAAAAAAAGGTATTTAAAATCGACGTCGGAAACATTGATGACGACGATATTGAAGAATATATGTATAAAGTTGCTACCAAATTTAAAAAGGTACAGCAGGTTTCTCCCAATGATGGTCAAATTGACTATAGATTCAACATTCTAGGTAACGATGAAGATTACTTTTTACCTGTTAGAAACGCTAACACTCAGACTGGAATTGACACATTACCAGGGGCCACAAACCTTAATGATATTCATGATATCGAATATCTGAGAGATAATTTATTCATGGGACTTGGCGTTCCAAAACCATTTCTATCATTTCAGGATGCTAGTGGCGGCGGTAAAAACGTATCACAGTTTGATATTAGATTTGCTAAAAAGGTAAATAGAATTCAGCAGGCAATGGTTCAAGAGTTAACCAAAATGGGTATGATTCATTTATATCTTTTAGGTTATAGCACCGAAGATTTTAATGATTTCACATTAACGCTAACAAATCCATCAACTCAATTAGATATTCAGAAATCTGAATTACTAAGAGAAAAGTCTCAAACATATACTGAACTTACAAGGTCAGAAGGTGGTATCGCAGCAATGTCACATACAGGCGCAAAGAGAATGTTGTTCAATATGACTGACAGAGAAATCGTTGAAGATTTGAAACAACAGAAAATGGAGAAGGTTATCATGCAAGAATTTGCTGATGCTCCTGTTACGATTAAGAAATCAGGTTTATTTGCAGACATTGATAAACGATATGGTGACCCAACTGCAATAGCATCAGTCGCTAGCGGCAACACCGAGCAAGGTGGAGCACCAGCTGGCGGCGGTGGTATGCCACCAATCAATATGAATGATATGGGCGGCGGTGAAGGCGAAATGCCGCCACCAGCAGCAGGTTTACCGAATCAAACACCTGCAGAACTTCCACCGATTGAAGCTGAAAGTGTTGGTAAAAGGAAATTAATGTCTGAAACAGAATTTGATGAAAGAGTTGAGAAGCTTGTATATGGACATAAGCTAAAAAGCGAATCAAATCCACAGGTTCTTTATGAAAACGAATTGAATGAGTCTAACAATAATGCAATTGAAATGATTAACGAAATTGACGAACTGATTAACGGTGATCTTAATGATGTTGGCGAATTCGCCAAAAATATAAAGTTGCCAGATGGTAAATAACTAAGTGTTATAATAAATGATAAATAAATACAACAAATGATTTAGTGATAGTATTTATATACAAATTAAATATCCAATTATGAACAATATCAATATCGGAATTGCTAATTTAGTAATATCAAATAAGATTATCGAAAACAGCTTGAATGAGGGCGTTGGCATGGTCTCCGAGATTTTTGAAATATTAAACGGCTCGGAACTGTTACAGCTTGAATTTAATGTATTTGACAATATTGAAAATAAGACAATATCAGAAGATATTAAGGCAATGAGATATGTTGACAACAATGTTAAATTGTTTGAAACCTATACGATGCGAGAGTTGGATGCGGAACATGCTAAACTGAAAAGATTCATAAAAAAAGAAGATGTTAAAAAAATTGATAAATATAGATTGAAATTATACGAATCAATTGGAAACCTAGTTCAAGAATCATTGAAAATTAGTACTGATGTGGACGTAAACATAATTCACGAATCTTTGGATTTCGTTATTGATCATATAAAGAAAGGTAAGATCAGCGAAAGCAAAGCTGTGGAAGAATTGTATGACGACGAAGTTATTGAAATAGCTATGAATAGATTTAATGAAACATATTCCGAGCTAAACGAATCTGAAACCGAATTTTTAAGAAAAGTTATCAACTGTACAGACAAAGAAGAAATGTTTAATGAATTAATATCTGAAAATATCTTACTATTGAAAAACATCAATGACGGAAAAATTGAAGGCAAAATAACTAAAACCATTGATCGCATAAATGAAATGAAATACTCGGAACAAACGTTCGACGACGATATTCTAAAGCTATACGATTTAAAAATGGGAATACTTTAAAAAAAAGCCTCTGAATTTCAGAGGCTTTTTTTATGCTAAATGTGTACTATGATCGTCCAAGGCTAGCTCGTCCATTTTCAGAATGTTTGCTGCATAGAACGACTTATTCAACGTATCAAAAATACCATATACATATTTTACACCTGTAGATATATCCGCCTCACTTATGCCATTCATCCTAGCTCTTTCGATTGTGGCGGCATAGTTTTTTGCATAATGTGATCCATGATAATAACAGAAGATACTACTAGATGCAAGTCCATTACACTGTCTCTCAATCGATTCAATTAGTGAACAGTGAGCTTTTATCATTATTTCTGGATTATCAAATACGTTTTGCATGAATATAGGCAAATTGGTGTCGGATTTCATGATATTTCTTTCGTACTTAATTTCAGAATTACTCTTAAATGGACTTAAAAGCATAGCTGTATCATTAGTACTCATGCCTTTAAGTAAGCTATTCTTTTCGGTTGATGTAAATTCAGATGATTTTAATATAGCACGTATAGCTGTTTCAGTTATAAATTGTGACATGCCCATAGCTGCAACCGTTCTGTCTTTATTATACGAATAGTTTGCAGTTCTATATCCAGATTCTTTATATTCCTCAGCCGCTATAATGTTTGCATTCAAATTATATTTAGCTGAATAGTAATTAATCATCGAGATAATTGCCTCAGCATAATTGCTATTTGTCATTACAACATTAGGAGTTTCTGAAAGTACATTACCATTTGCGTCCATTGTTCGGTGTGTGTATGACGGCGTTGCTACCCATGTTCTCTGTATACCATTATAATAAGCGGTTTTTGAGAATAATTCATTGTGATGATAACTTGCACACACTGATTTAATAAAGTCTTCACCTTTGCTTGTCAATTTAACAAATGCCCCACCGATCTTATGTTCATACATTGATTTAACCCTACCCATATCTCCGATTGGAGTCTTTATCTCTGCCACTGTGTTATCGTCATTATTTGACACATGCGAACTACTTCCGCCGTATCCGAATGCTACTGATGACTCGATTACTCTTGGTATAGGATATTTCAATATCTTTGTACCATTGAAAGAGGTTGTCATATGGTTTTCACTGATGTTATGCTCAACGCCCAATATCAAATACACGCCATTATACATGGGAACGTTTTCCAATTGAAAATACTGTGTCGGTTGAATCATTGCATTTCCAAGTCCTGTTACTGTAGCCTTATATGCTCTATTCTCATAAAGATTGAAAAGATTCTGACCTTTTGGCGTCGGTGCTTGTTTAGAATTGTCTCCAGCTAATCTTGATAAAATTTGCAATGATTCATTTGTTTCAGGGAATTCTTTGCTATCAATTTTAATGTCTTTAAACATGCTTTGATTCTGCGCACCGAATTTAATCTTGAACGCATTCACATTGCTCCAGTCTACATTTTTATTGTTCATTTGATTCAGGTTTTCGCCAGCACTCTCAAAAATAAATGCTTTGTCGTTAAAGACCTGTGATTCCTTGTCCAAGTTTTCAATACCGTCATTAAAGTAATTGTTGTTACTATTTGACAGATAATTTGACGAACCGCCGACATACATGCAGACATACATTGGACTGGTATTTATAATTGTACCTGTGTTAATTCTAAAACAGTCTTTCCAATTCTCAGAGCCTTTTACGGTCATAAAATTCTGAATTGGAAAGAATTCGAATCCGTTGACAGATAATAGTGTACTTAGAACTGTGAATATACTTGTTTCATCACTCTCAAACAAATTAACAAGCATTTCAGGATTTATCATTGTGTCGCCAATAGGATTCATGCTACGATCAACAAACGCAAACATATCAATAAGCCTATTTCCACTTAAATTAAATGGATAACCTATAATTGTTGGGCTTGTTCCTGAAATCCATTTATCATTTATATTTTTAAATGAATAATACATTTGATTTATAACATCCTTATCCTGTGACATGCTTTTAAAGGCATTATCATCGTCAACAATTGCTTTCTTTCTAAATCTCAATTCACTGCCAAGTTTTTTAAAGAAGGTTGTGAAGAAGTCGCCGACAGCTTTGTTTGAGGCTGGTGATGTTACAATAGTAGCTAATGATGTATACTTGTCATTATCTGGAGTCATTTTAAATGTAATCTCGTTATAATTTATCAGATAAATCCTATTCATCATCAATTTATCAATACCTGCGCTAGTAATAGCTTCTTCGTAATATTTAGTACGATTAAGTACGTCTCTATTTAAAGCAACTGTATACATATTAGCCATCGCAAGTCTTAGCTGTGGAAAACGGCTAGCCATAAAATCGTTATATTGCGCAATAAATGCGGCTTTATCATTCTTGCTCAAATATTTGTTACAGTCATGCATATCAGCAAATAAATGCACATTAGCTATATTACTAAATAATTCTTTCATTGCATCAACTTTAAATGACGATGATGATACCCTCAATATTGCTCCAATGTATGCTGGCATAAATTCTGGCATTTCCACAATAGATGCAAATGAAAATGTTGACTCATTAAGATAATTTGGTGCTTTGTTAAACATTGAGCATGTATTTCCAAAGCTGGACAAATAAAATAAAGATAACATTTCTGGATCATTCAATGTTGTCATGCCATAAGTGTCAAATAACGTTTTAGCATGTGCGCCCAAAAATGTTGACCATATGTCTATAAAGTCGCCTGCATTTTTCAACTCAAAGGCAGTAACCTTGTCTACCAATGAGTCGTATAGAATATTTCCACTGTTAAACAATTGATCAATTGTGTGCGATGTTGCGTCACCATGTCCACACAAGAATTTTGTAGCGGTGAAAGGCATGTCAGGCGTATTATTAGTGTCTTTAATAACTAAAACATTTTCCTTTGAGTAAAAGTATTTCTTTCCATAATAGTCTGTATCAATGAATGCCCATACTGGCGGTCTCATTTTCTTTATGGCAGCATTTAATGGATCGCTTTCGTCTGTTACGTCAGATTTTGGCGTTATGTCTAGCTTATTATTAATCTCAAACCCGACGTAGTTATCATTTTCGCGTGACGTATAAAAATCAACGCCATTTAAATTGGCTGATGCGTCCTCGAAATTATATAGTGATGATAATTCATTTTTTGCATATGTTAGAAAAGAACTGATATCCGAAGCGTATTTATCTGATTGAGTGATCATCATATCAACAACAACAGAATCCTGAATTGAATTTGCTAAATTAATAGCCTCAGAATTACTATACATTTGCGTATATAATTCGTTGTTAAGAACAGCATTGCGTACAGTATTAGTCAATACGTTATATCTTTCAATTAGTTTACCATATGTATAGCCAGCATCCCTAGGATTATCATATGGTGTCATACTGCCAGTTGAATGACTGGTGGCAAACACTGAATCGGCTGGCGTGAATGGAATCCAAACATTGTCGCCGTTTGTATTTGCATTATCTTTACTGTGTAATTTTTTTAGCTCTTTCTTATATTTTAAGTAAGTTGCAATATAATCGTCAATAAAGTCTAATTCTGGAAATTTAATACCCATTCTCTCACGCAGGTCTATAGGCGACTCTCTTTTATTGTTTTCGATAATCAATGGAAACGAATAGATTACATCTGTATTCTGCTGCTCTCCATTAGTATACGCCTTATCAGCTACAAATAAACCCTTATCAATAGTATGTTCATTCTGTGCCTTATTTGCGGTATATCTTAGAGCATCGAAAAATGTGTCAACATCATCTAACAATATTTCGAATATATTATATATGGTAGGGTTCATACCCAGAATGTCATATACCATTTTATTTATATTCGTAGTTAAGTCATCGCTAGCTTTATTTTTTGAATTTGTGGACTTAGCACTTTGGCTACGCAATAAGTTATACATATCAGTAATATCAATACAAACATATTCAACGATTCTATTGCCGTTTCTGCTCATATTGTTAATTATTTTAGGCGATTTTATAGTACCTGTAAAAGATAGAGCATCGCCAGAGAATAAAAGATCAAACCTTTTAATAACTTCTGTAGTATAATTCTTCAAAGCATTTATCAACATATTGGTAGTGCTGTCAGTTACAGTTGTAAAAACTTGCGTTGGGGTAATAGTTGTAGTTCCAGCCAAAACACCTGTTTCAAATCCTATTAATAAGGCTGGCTTTGGTGAATTCTTAGTGACATAATTATAGTCCTTATATTTGCTTCTATAGCTGTTAAAGGATGGAATTAGTACCAATTGCTCATTATCTGTCTTAGCGGCATCGGTTGTCAGTGTATATATCTCAGGACTACCTACTCTTAAGTATTCGTCTTCTTTGAATGACGAAAGGAATGTAAAGGCTTCTGAATTATTTTCAATACCTGTAATTGACTTTGTTAATACGCCACTGTTAACATCATTTTTTATTTTGTTTGGTAAAACCGAATACAAATTCTTAATCTTTTCGATAAGATCAAGCGTATTAGTAGGTCTAACACCAACATTGGTGCTAAGCGTTTCGCCTTTACCTATAAATGCTGTATGAGCCGAATATTGAAGCAAGACATCGCTTAATGGTGCATAAGTCATAGCTACAAAGTCTGCATCAATAACAAAGTTGCCAGTTTCTGACTGAAACTCACTAGTATATTTAACTAAATGTAATTTATATGTAAGAGCCTTTCCATAAAATCCTTTTATGGTCAGCTCAAATGTTGGAGGCGGAAAGTCAAATAATATTCTATATGGTGATTCGGCATTATTAAAGAATGATAATCCTCGAATGTCAGCAAATTTGATATTCACCTGCGGTATGAAGGACGAATTAATAACAGTTTTTATAGACGTAATACCAAATGCTTCCTGAGTATTCGGTGTACTTCCGTCATACCAATTTGTGGTAAAGTCAAGGTTCTTATTTCCACCTAGAAAATTGGTTTCAAAATCTGATCCACTTTCTGTCTTCACTTTGGCAGAGTTGCCATTAATAGTTATAACAGTTCTATCCTTTGCAGTGGCTGTTAATTTGGCGAAAATATGCATGTCTTGATACTGTGGAGCACCATTAATAACATTCTCATTATTTATTTCATTAGGATCGATTAAATTGACAGCCATTGTATAAGTTTAAAATAAATAGTTAATAAACAAAAATACTACTTTATATTTAATCTCAACTATTTATATAGAAAATAACACATTAGATGAGCAATATATTAAAAAAAGGCGAGTGTGGATTCGGGATATTGATTGAATCTGATTCAGGCTACATATCAGCAGAACTAAATCAAGAACTCATTACGGAAAGTTTTCAGTTTAAAGAAAATGAACCAGTGATGATTACGTGTATTTTGCAGAAATGGGGTGTAAAAAATAAGAACGGTAGAATATATTCCAAGGAAGTGTTATTGCCGCAAATTTTGGAATACCAAAAGCTGGTAGATAACAATCAGGCTATGGGCGAAACAGACCATCCAGATAGTTCTGTTATATCATTACAAAACATATCACATATGATCACAAAGATGTGGTGGGGCACTGATGATAACGAAAATACTTTATATGGTAAGCTAAAATTGATCGTCAGCCCAGGTTTCATAAGAAGTGGCGTTGTATCTGTTATAGGCGATAAGATACTTTTATACATTATGAATAAGATCAAATTAGGGATTTCTTCTAGAGGCGTTGGAACATTAAAAGAGATCAGAGGCGAGAATTATGTGCAAGACGATTTCGAGCTAATTAGCTTTGACTTAGTTAGTTCACCTAGTACGCCTGGGGCCTTTTTGTTTCCAGATAACGGTGAAAAACCAATTGTTGCAACTAAAAAGCTGAGTGAGAGCGAGGATAAGATGTTAAATGCACTCGATAAATTTTTACTATAAATAAATTATTTTATTAAAAATATATACTTTTTTACAAATGAAATGTATTTATTAGTAAAATATTAAATTAATTACGATTATTAATATGGAAAAGAATAAATTAAAAGAAGCCTTAATAGAGTACAACCAATTGAAAGAAGCTGCTACGGCAAGAGCTAAAAATTTGTTGGCTGAAGAATACCCTGCTAAGATCAGCGAATTGATCAAGGAAGAATTTAAGAAAAATAAAAAATCAACAGAAGAATCCGACAAGGATGATGTTGACAAAAATAAAGAGTCCGAAGAATCGGACGATAAAAAAAACAAAGATTCTGTTATGAAAACCAAAGAGACCGAGAAAAAAGTTAAAGGTAAAGACATCCCAGCAAAGGATGTAATCAAAGAAGAATTTGATCAAACAGAAGGTGACGCAAATGCTGGTGGCATGTCTCTGACAATGGAAGACATTGAAAGGGAATTATCAGAATTTGATAACATGAGCGACACAGGCGAAGAAGCTCCAGATGGCGGAATTGAAGGCAATGAACCAGAAGGTGAAGAAGCAGGTGAAAAAGCCGCAGGCGAAGAAGTTGGCGACGACGAAAGTGTTGGAAACGAATTAATCGAATTAAGAAATAAATTGGATAGCATTATAGCTGCAATGGGTCTTGAAGGTACTGAACCAGAAACTGATGTCACAGGTGACACAGAAGCAGGTGCAGAAACATCATTTGACGATTCAACAGAAGCAGGTGCGGAAGAAGGTCTTGATTCTGTATATGAAATCGAACTTCCATCTGACGACGAAATCGACAGTGCATTACAGGAAGAAGAATTTTCAAATGAACCCGAAGTTGATGAATCTCATGGTTTGTCTTATACTGCTAGACGTAACAACACTGGCAGACATACCCCAAACAATGAATATCTTAGCGCAGGCGAAAAGGATCAGTCTCCAGCCTTTATGCAAGAGTCTAAAAAGAAAGTAGCTGGACTTATCAACGAAAACAAAGCAGTAACCAAGAAATTGAATGCTACTATTAAGTTGAACGAAGAAGCTACGGCAATTATCGACAAATACAAAACTGCCTTGGGAAAATACAGAACTCAGTTAAAAGAAATGGCTGTATTTAATACCAACCTTGCACATGTTAACAATATCTTGATAAATGAAGAATTAGCATTGACTCAACAAGAAAAATTAAAAGTTATTAATGAATTCAAAAACATTAATGATATCACCGAATCACAGAATAAGTACAAATCCGTTATTTCAGAAATGAAAAAAGGAAAGAAACCTATCACTGAAAGTCTTGAAGCGAAAGTATCAGCCTCTATACAGCCGTCTTCAAAACAAAAATTAGATGAAGTGAGCGAAAAAACTACTTACATCAATAACGAGCACATGAGAAGAATGCAGAAGGTTATTGACTACGTTGAAAAAAGATAATTTAGGCAAACATAAGAAATAAAGAATAAAAATTAAAAAAACTATGGGATTTTTAACAGAAAGTAACGAAGTAGGAAACATTGGTCTTAAACAACTTCGTGAACAAAGAGAAATAACTACAAACCGTTGGGAAAAAATCGGTTTGCTTAAAGGTCTTGACGGACATGTAAAAGAAAACTGCGCACAGCTTTTCGAAAACCAGTTATCTTATATGATCAATGAATCAACCGATTCAGCATCATCAGGTCAGTTTGAGACTGTTGCGTTCCCTGTAATTCGTAGGGTATTCGCAAAATTGCTTGCCAACGATATCGTTAGTGTTCAGGCGTTGAATTTACCTATCGGTAAATTGTATTACATCAACCCTAAAACTAGTACTGCTCCTCATACGGCCCCTCGTGGTGCTTATGGAAATGCTGCTGACAATCAACCAGATGCTGGTACTCAGTACGAATCACGTTCATTGTATGATGCATTCTATGCTCAGAGCTACAACGACGAAGGAACTTCATTGTTCGACAACTCTAAAGGGGAAATTACCACTAACACAGGTACAACTGTTTCAACATATGTTGTTGGTGACAAGTATGTAAGTGTAAAATTCAGTGGTTTCACTGCAACAGAACAAGGTAAATTGATCGGGCCTAAGGGTGCTGCTCAGGATACTGAATCATTCCTTGCAGGTTTGAAAATCACTTCCAACACAGCCTTCAATGCACCAGCTGCTTTTGCAACTGAAAGCATTCTTGCTGGAGCAACTCTTCCTTTCAATGTTAAGGTTCAGAAATACGGACAAGCAATTGTCAATACAGCTGGCGTTATTGAATTGATCGTTGACCTAACATACCCAGGCGCAGATGGTTACCAACCATTATCAGCTGCAACTTCTGGCGTAACTTTCAACTATACTTACAGAACATACAGCGATCTTGAAGAAGATTCTCACATGGCTGAGGTAACTTTCGTTCTTGATCAGGTAACTGTTTCTGTTGAAACTCGTAAAATGAGATCACAGTGGACTCCAGAACTTGCACAGGACGTTAGCGCATTCCACAACATCGATGCAGAAGCTGAATTGACTGCTTTATTGTCAGAACAAATGGCAGCTGAAATCGACAGAGAAATCTTACGTGACTTACGTAGAGGTGCAGCTTGGACAGCACGTTGGGACTATAACGGTCTTAGACGTCAGACTACTGCCTACATGGGTACACAGAAAGACTGGAATCAGACCTTGTTAACCAAGATCAACCAGATCAGTGCTCAGATTCACAAATCTACCCTTCGTGGTGGCGCATCTTGGATCGTTGTTTCTCCAGAAGTTAGTGCCGTAATGGATGACTTAGAGTATTTCCACGTGTCTAATGCAGACCCAGAACAGGATAAATATAACATGGGTATCGAAAAAGTAGGTACATTATCAGCACGTTACCTTGTGTATCGTGACCCATATGCACCAGCAAACACGATCCTTATCGGTCACAAAGGAACAAGTATCCTAGAAACCGGTTACATTTATGCTCCCTACGTTCCCATGCAGTTAACACCTGTAATGTATAACCCTTTTGATTTCACACCAATACGTGGTATCATCACTCGTTATGCTAAGAAAATGGTTCTTAACCGTTACTTCGGTAGAATCTTCTGCGATGGTCTACAGACATTCGGAATCGGCGATTTAAACTAGTCGTAAATATATTTAAAAAAGGACTTGCATTTGTGAGTCCTTTTTTTTATCTTTGCATCGCATTAGTAAATAAGATGCGTGAAAAATATGAAAGAATTAATTAAATTAATAATCGAAAATCTGGATGACAGCTTATTAAAGCCTAAATACAGAAAAATGCCATTCAGAAACAAATATACAGGTCACTGTTATGTTGCAACTGAAACGTTATATCATTTATTAGATGATGACGAAAAGGAAATTTATTGTCCATCAATATTAAAAATAAATAACGATACTCACTGGTTTTTAAAAAATAAACTTGATGGCACAATCATAGATATTACAAAAAATCAATATGATTTTGATATCAATTATAATGAGTCAAGATATTCAGCATTTTTAACAAAAGCACCCTCAAAAAGATCACAAACGCTAATACATAGAATATATGAGGAATCTGGTTTATAATAAAACTATAATCCTATTTCTAAGCATCGATGATATGATCACGATGAACAGAGGGGATTTAAAAAAAATTAAAGAAAATTATTTAACATCTTATGAAAACTGTATAATTTATAATTATCATGATTTAAAACATCATAAAAACATCATAAAAGATAAGATAAATAAGTTGAATTTTAGAGATCAAATAAGAATTAATGCTAGAGAATGTAAAATACGACACATTGAAAATACTGTAAAAAATGATTTTTTAAATGTAAATCACATACAAGGAACTGATAAGTCTCAAATTTTTTACGGTGCTTATAAAAATGAGGAGCTGATTGCTGTCATGACTTTCGATAATAAATCAAAAATGAACGGCAAACAAAATGATAATGAATTTGATTTGTCAAGATTTTCGATAAGTTTAGGACATATTGTCGTTGGAGTTTTTTCTAAGATTTTAAAACAATTCATAAACGATTATAAGCCATTAAAAATAACATCATACGCCGATCTAAATTATACAAATAAAGATAAAAATATATATGATTCAAATAATTTTTATCTGAATAAAGTTATTCAACCAGATTACAAGATTTTATTAAAAAGTTCAAATATTTTATATCATAAATTTACTTACGGCACTAAATTTTTTAGAAACAATGAAATTAGCGACATACAAAAAAGTATGATAAGGGATGATTCTAAAAGGGTGTGGAACTGTGGTAAATTACGATACGTTATCAGATTGAATGAGAATAATATGGTTATTTTTGGTTATATATATAAAATAACTAATGCATTAAACGGTAAAATCTATATAGGTCAAACAACTCGAACACTTAATAAAAGAATATGGGAGTATAAAAGTGCATATAATAAAGGTGCATTTTATAATCAATATTTATTAAACTCATTTAATAAATATGGCTGGGATGCATTTGAATTCACCATGATTGATAGTGCCACAAATATAACCGAACTAAATGAAAAAGAAATCTATTACATTTCGAAATATAAATCAAATGATCGAAAATTTGGATATAACATAGAATCTGGCGGATGTAATTCAATTCCATCTACAGAAACTCTTGAGAAAATGTCAAGATCACATTTAGGAATTAAGCAAAGCACTGAATGGATAAATAAGCGAATATCTCTTGCTGGGTCTGATAACGCAAAAAAATACGGCAAAGCAAAGACAGATGATGAAAAAACAGAATTGAGCATAAATTCTCCAAAATTCTGGCTCGGTAAAGAAAGAGATCAGACCACAAAGGATAAAATAAGTCAAACTAAATTAAAAAATGGTATATCTGATAAACAGAAGGAAGTATTATGTAAAACAGTTTACAAAAGAAATCTAAATAACATCATAATAAATACATATGAGTCCACATTAATAGCTTCTAAGTCTGAGGGTGTTAATCAGTCTACAATATCAAGATGGTGTAAAGATAATAAAACAATGAATGGCTTTAAATGGTCATATTGATCACCATTTAAAGCCATTTACTAATCTATTTCGCCTATAGTATTTTCGGCATCGTCAACCACTTCAATCAGTTTTATGCTTTCGAACTGATTAGCGATATAATTTATATTGTCAACGACTGCCGCCATCTTTATATGGACGTTATACAGAATTTCTGAGATTATCTCAAATGTCTCATTTGAATACTTAACCTCATTTCTGGTTATCGGAATCCATAGAAGATTCTTTTCTTTGTATTCGCCAGTAAAGATAAGAGTATTTGTAAGCCCATCATAAGTTACGGCTATGCGCAAGTTAGGCTTGTTTTCGATTTTTACATACCATTTCATATTTTAATCCTCCATTTTTTCATCAGTCCATTCATGGTCAAATATTAACTCATGCTTAGCTCTAGTAATCGCAACATATTCCAAATTCTTTTCTTGTGCCATCTGCCAGCCTCTCGAACAAGGCAGCGGCATTAAATCTGGACGAGCAATAAAAACACGATTAGCTTCGCTACCCTTTGCTTTATGTATGGTAGACAATATAATGCCGTCACCATTATCATCACTAAAGATCATAGATATTTTTGCCTTTAGATCGAGAACATCTTGTGACAATCTCCCCAGAAATGATAAAGTTAAAACCTTGTCTTCCAAAGCAACATAGCCACTATGTTTTTCAGGGTTTAGCATTTGCGTTGCTGCTAAGTCCTTCTTCATCATAAATAGTTTTGTCTCCCAATAGTAAATCATTTTATCGATAGTCTTATGATCCTTGATCATTTCAATTAAGCCTAATCCGATATCTGTACCTTTAATAACAGCTTTCTTATGTTGAACAAGTAGTTCAAAGAACAGTCTAATCAAAGGTGCTGTTGTTCTACATAAAACAAAGTCACCGCTTTCAGCTTCTTTTAAAATTGAACCCTCTCTCACTACGCCGTCAGGAGCATTCTCCAATGCTTTTATATCTGGAACAATCTCATTGGCTTTAAGTATGACATTTTTTGCACATCTGAAAGAATATGATAGTTTTAATGTTTCAGTATTCTTATAATCCCGAAACCATTGGAATGACTTATCATCGGAATAGTTAAACCCGTAAATGCCTTGAAAATAATCACCAACTGCAATAAGCCTTCCAACTGTCTTACCAGTCACCTTATCTTTTTTCAAAATCTTTTCAATAATGCGAATCTGGCATCTGTTTACGTCTTGAACCTCGTCAACAAAAACAACGTCCTGTGGAAACATCCATATTGAGTTATCGACAGCAGGTAAGTATACCATGTCGGTATAGTCAAATGTCGTGCGATCATTGGTGGCAGTATCCAAAACTTTGAGTGCCCTTTTTATGTCCTCTGGTTTATTCAGACCGATATCATATCTGTCCGATATATATGGAACATATTCAGGCTTTAGCGTTAAAGTTAAACGACAAGCGTCCACTAAGCGTTTTATTTGTCCGAAATATACGTATTTATCGGACTCGTTCTTTATGTTGTCCGAATAAGACCATGATTTTGCTTTTTTCTGAATTATCTTATCGATTTTCAATTCGTCAAATTTGATCTTACCCTTATATTTGCGCATAATTGCTGAATAGCCTAATCCATAGGTTGTATAGCATTTCACATGCTCTGGAAGCTTTAAAGAAAGTTCTTCTTTAATATGTTTATTAAATGCTAAAAATGTTATAGCTAATGATGAAGGTAATAATTTAACTGCCTCGACAATTGTGGTGGTTTTACCTGCGCCAGCAAATGCTTCAATTAGAATATTCTCTGATCTATCTTTAACAAATTTAAAAATTGTTTTCTGTTCTGCTGTGGGTATCATTTTCATTAAAAAACCCCGTCCTTTCTTACCCAAGATGAAAGGTTTGTAACTTCGTCTACTTTATACTCGTAAACTTCCTTTTCGTCGATCACATATACGAGCAAACCATCATCAAGTAAAAAAAGCTTATCGTCATATTGAAATTTATCCTTGTTTAATAAATCGTCAATCGTATCAACCTTGAAATTGTAAAACAAGTCAAATGCTCTGCTTATTTCAGCATTTGTTTTCATTTGACCTAGTATTAATTCGCCAACTTCTGCTGATATATCGCTAATAAATGCATAATTATCTTCAAGCAACTGTTGTAAAACTGGATTTACACTATAATTCTTACTAGCGATCATTCCATTCAAAATATACCTCACAATCTCAAAAGCGAAGAATTTATCCTCTGGCTTCATCACATAGTCTACAGGTAAATCTATGTACGGCATACCAGTTTCATCATTCAATTTAATGTCGTATTCAATCTTTATCATATTCCAATTTTTTAGTATTTATATTTAGGTACAAAAATACTAAATTATGGCGATAATAACAAGCACAAATAAAAATAAATTATTTCTTCATGTTAAGCATGAAATGGGTTATCCATTAAGACCTTTTGAAATCAAAGATGATATGATGATGTCATACCTTGAAATGGTTATAGAGGACTATTCATCGTTTGTCAACGCATGGTTGATACATCAGAACTGGATTAACTTAGAGGGCATGGATAAGACTGGCGGTGACTTTCTTTCGGCTTTTACAACCAAGTCTAACAACTACATGAAGTCATTCACCTATGCTTATTCAAAACAAGTTGGGTTGGGTACAAATGCACCAGCTGGAGCAGGCTGGGAACTTAAACGTGACTTCATTCTAACTACCGAAAATACACAACATTATTTAATACCTGCTGGCAGAGAAGTTAATGAAGTTTTGTGGGAAACTCCTCCAGAAGTAGACGCTGGACTCATTGATCCTATGGCACTTAACACGTTTACGCCAGGCATGGCAGGGTGGTCATATCTTGGTCGTCCGTCTATGTATGTGCAGCCAACATATTCTGCAATATTATCAGCACAGGACAGAAGTATGAAACAAAGGGTACTTCAATCGATTTTGACTTATCGCATAACTGGCTTAGAGACAGGCGAAAAGATGCTTCATTTATACCCAATTCCTGGGGGTCGCCATGAAATTGCCTATGGTTGGGGTAAACATTATGCTGGTAGAAAGGTTTGGTATTGGTATTACGATACAATGTTCTCGTCTTCAAAAGACGTTAAGAAATGCTTAAAAAAGAATTCGGATATCGTTAGATTACCATCAGATGCGCCGACAGAAGTTTTACAATGGGATAATCTTAATGATGTTGCAAAGCAGCAAATAAGAAATCTCTTAATTGCAAAGGTGAAAATGGTTGTCGGCGGTATTAGAGGTTTCTTTACTGGTGAACTAGGCGTGGCTGAAAAGGCACTTGTTATGGACTATCGTCATTTACTTGATGAAGGCATAAAATTAAAAGAAGACACTGAAAAAGTCATTATCGACGCATTGGAAAAAATGTCTCAGGCTAATTTAACATTGGAAAGAGCAACAATTGCAGAGAATATTAACAAGGAAAGAGGTTTTCAACCTATTATGTTCCCAATAATCGCTATTTAATATGAAAAAGAAAGCAAATAGAATTAATTTGGAAGACGAGAGATACGGATTGTTCATGACGGACAGTTCGTTTGATCTTGACATATTTTATGGTAGACAATATCTGAAAACCGATAACGTTCAATTTGTAACATTCCATAAAATTAATATCATTGAAACAAAAACCCATAGTTTATACGGTCAAGCAAAAAGCATTGATAAGAAATTTTTTCCACCGATCAGACTAAATGTTATGGTTGGCGTTGAAGATGGAACACAGGTAAATTATGGTGATGGTTCAGGCGGAATTGCTCGTGATGATTCAGGTATTTTAAGCTTCGGAGTGTATCTTCAAGAACTTGAAGAAAAGAACGCCGATATAGCTAGAGGCGACATCATTGAATATAACTTTAGTGGCGAAAAGAGCCGATTCTACGAGGTTGAAAACGCAAATAATGTAACTGACACAACCAAGAAAAGTATAGGCGGATTCAAACCCTACTTCAAAACTGTGAAGTGTGTACCTGTCAAGGGTGATGTAATAAACATTGAGTAATTACCGCTATAGCACCTATATCGACTGATCGCCATAGGTGGATGGCTGTAAAATACTAATCTTTACCGCTATAGCAGCAAAAAATGTCCAGCAAATAATCGTATTCACTGGACATTTTTGTCTAATTTCCTTTTTATCTTTTCGAGTTCGGATGTAATCAGTTTTCGTTGGTCTTCGGACTGGATTCCCAGCGTATCGCCGTAGTCTATGAATATATCGAAAGCAAATTTAATGAAATCCTTTTCTTTGCTGGATAGTATTAAGAATCTTTTCGATAATACAAATAATATTAATACTAGGAATAATATTATTATCGCTAATATTAATATTATAATGTTTATCATTCTTTTACCTCAACTAAATCTTTGGGATACACTGATATGTAATATCCATTTTCAGTTATAATTATGTTCTTCTCTCTGAGAAATATCTCAACATTCTTGCCTTTAAGTTCATTAATAAAACTATCCATAGCTTGAATTAAAGTATCATCGCTATATTTGGTTGCTAGGAATATCATATCCTTAGCAACCTCAAGACCAATTTTAATAATAATCACTTCTGTTCCTACTTCTAGTTTTCTTCGTCTTCTCATTTGTATTTATAATTGCTAAATTTATTATTTTTACTCATAACTCGCCACCTTATGGTAGCCATTGGAATACATAATACTTTTGAAGCCTCACCAGCTGATCGATATTCAATATCATTAACTATAATTGAAATGTTTTGTTCGCCATTATATTTTCCAGTCATGCTATTAGATAAAGCCTCTCTTGTAACATTACTGTGATGTTTTCCAAAAAATGAATTTCCATCGCCAGACTTATCCGAACATTTTCTACAAGTTTTAGCTGAATAACTCATAACGTTACCACATTTACAATACTTAATATTTATACCACCCTTCCAATTAGGGTTTAACTCCATCGGTCTCGAATATTTTGTTTTACGACAGTCATCGCTCATATTAAGAATTGTCTCACGCAAGCTAATTTTCATTCGTCGAATAATATCGTCTCTATTCGGATTGTTCGTTAAATTATCTCCACCACTAGATATTATGCCAATATTATATTCAGGCTTCAAGTCTAAATATTTTTGCTCAATCTCAAGCAAATCATCGAACATACATTCTTTAACAATTTCAAAAACAAAGTTATCGCCGCCATATTTATTCCACGCTCTTTGTAAATGAGCATTTTCATGCTTATTATGTATCAATCCGCTTTTATGTCTTTGCCATCTTCTTATGATATTCTTAGCAGAGCCAATATAGCTGTCATTGGTAATGGTATTTCGAATTCGATAAATTCCAGTTTTCATAGTATCTATTTCTTATAAATACTATGAAAACCAAAACTTAAAAGGCACACCGAAAATTATTTCGCAAGTCCCACAAATAATTCATAGTTTATTTTTGGGTATGACTCGTATCCAACCAACTCAAAATCATTTATATCTAATGATAAAATATCATCAAGATTATTCAATTCTTTGTTAATTTTCATTTCAGGCAAGCCTAACGGAGTTCTAGTAAGCTGTTCTTTAGCTGTTTCAACATGATTAACATATAGATGTGTATCTCCACCAATCCATGTTGATATTCCAGCTATCATATTATTTGCTTTTGCAAACAACATCAATAATAAAGACATTGACGCTAAATTAAATGGAATTCCAAGCGCAGAATCTGCCGATCTTTGATACATGTTTAGGTCAAGATAGAACTTTGGTATGTTCTGTTTATCAAGATATTCAATATTTTCTTTTGAGTATTCTATACCAATCGGATCGGGACAATTGTCGCCATGTATATCATTTTCGCTTGTATACGTACTATCAATATCGTAAACAGCATTGCCCAATATAACATGAACCATTTCACCATTGTCATAATACATTTTCACCCTTTTCTCAATACTTATAGGTCTGACGATAAACTGATATAACAAATGACATGGTGGAAGGGCCATTTCTTTGAACTCGGCTTTGTTCCATGCATCAATAATATGATAGCGTGAGTATGGATTATTTTTCAAGCCGTCTAATACCTCGGCAACCTGATCAACACCATTTTGATTTCTCCATTGATAACCATAAACTTTACCAAGATCGCCTAATTTATATGATAAATCATCACCAAGCTGATTTAATTTAATTCTCTCAACGAATTCTTCGGATGTGAATGGTCTGGTCTTATTTTCAATTGGGTCGTCCATCAAATAGTCGTAATCAGGCTCAACCATTGTGCCGACATACTTTAAATACCAACGATATGCATCACTATTCCAGATATTGCAATTGTTATCAATAAGATATTTAATGTTTGTTTCGCCACGTAGAAACCATAGCAATTCATGAATAATGCCTTTCCAATGCATTTTCTTTGTCGTTAGCAATGGAAAGCCCTTTTGCAAGTCCATTTTTATAACCGCATGCGATATGCCAATTGTATTAGGCATATTGGCTCTGCCACTTTCTTTTTCAACGCCCTTAGCGATGATCTTTTTCAAAACCTTTTGATAACTTTTCATTTATTGTAATTATTAATTGTTATATAGCCACTGCTCATGTAATTAATCCTTTAAATCAGCTTCGTATACACAAACCTTTGTCATTCTTAGACTTTCTTTTAATGGTGGCTTAAAATCTACTTCTGATATTTTTTTCATATACATATAGTTTATTTCTTCATTCATAACAACTAAAGCTAAAAAATTATTATCTTTTTGTTCAGTCAATAAAGGGTCATTTTTTTGGAACACCCAAGAAATAGGAAATATACCATTTACATTATGACTTTTAACGTGTATATTTAAAGCCTTTAATACTGATTCAGCATCATAAGAATTTAATACTAAATCAGCATCATAAGATTTATTGTATTTTTCGTATATATTTAAATCAGGGGAATTTAGTTCTTTTTTTCTTGATATTAATAAGTTGTAAACTAAAAACTCCGCCTTTTTGCCGTTATAAATATCGTTTATTATTTTATCTTTATTAAATTGATTTCTTTTTTCATATTCATCCAAAGAAGATGAAACGCTATAATTAGAAAACAACTCACATTGTTTATCTTGGTATTCTGTTATTTTACCTAATTCAATTCTCATATATTTATTACTTGTTATGATTAAAAATTAATAATTCGACTGGAAATGTCTTGATCTCGTTACACTTACAAGCACTTGTACAACGTTTTGAGCAGTCACGTGTTGTTTCAAATAAAATAGCGTCCTTTTGATGACATTTCGGGTCAACACTACCATCATAAAATTCGACAAGGTATACTCCTTTAAGAAACGAACTCATTAGCTCAGACTCTTTAGGACTGTAAAAATACAGCGATTCGATAATATCTCTATATTTCTAAGGCACATACATCTTAACATTCGTCTTAAGATGTTTAGCATGTTTAACAGCAAAATGATTGAATGCAACCATTATTGTTTGATTCCAATCATTTTGCATGTCGGCACTAAAATTATCAGGTCTTCTATAATCCCATGTATACATAATTTTATTCATTATTTTCGTCAATTATATATGATTCTGGACAGCATTTATACATATCCATCGATCCATCGGTAATAAGTCCAGTAAGACCTTCCAAAAGACCCGAAGCTTCCCATCTTTTTATGGCTTCTTCCTTAGTTTCAATTAACTGGGTACTATTTACCTGTTGATCCATGACCGCCTCTATTTTCAGATTTTAAATCATTAACTTCAATGAATTCAATATCGTTGGTAAATAGCCACTTAAGCTTTACATACCAAGGCGCAAACATTGTTGGCTTGATTTCAAATTGGCAGATTCTATCACCTTCATCGACCTTTGCAGTTCCCAACGATATTGCACTGAATTTCCAATGATCGTCATTTCCAGAATATCCGTCGCCGTTTGCATCAGGGCCATCAACCACTCCATAATGATTAGCTTGTATTAAGCCAAATTTATTATATGTTGAAGACCTTGGAACTATATTCGCCTGATAATACTTTGGCAACTGACACGAGAAGCCTAAATCAATTAGTCGGTGTGATGCCTTTGGCATGACGACTGTTTCAGCTGATTTTAAATCAATCCAATTGCCATGAGATTCCAGTTTACAATTTGGATTGTGGTACTTGATATAAATTTTTGCTTTCATATGTTATTTACTGAAAATTAGTCCTCTAAAATTTTTAAATTGGGTGTCGTAACAGTCGTAAAGAAATATACGCTTATTTTCATATAAAGCTAATTTCATGTCATTTAATGAAATGTCGTCAACAGTGTAGCCAATACCATTATATTGACAAAACGGCAATGTTACGATGTGTGTATCATTATGATTAATAATGTCTAAAAGTTCGGCAGGTAATTCGCCGAAAAGAACTCGTTTACATTTCTCGGAATTACTCTTTCTAAAAACATATTGCTTGTCAACAATATTGTTTTCGGTTATATCCTCGTAATCGATTTGTTTTAAATAGTTTATCATTTTATGTTTTTTAATTGTTTAATTGTTTAAGTTTATTTTCGCAGTATTCGCTAACGAATTGTGCTTCACAATCAATTTCGTTATAGCATGTATATTTTGAACGATCATAACAGCCTTCCGCTGACACTTCTTCAATAATATCGATAATCTCACTCTTAATCGGCGCATAATTCTTAATAATTTGTAGAATCACTGAAAATATCAATCCATTTGATGCATAGCCAAAACGGATGTTCATATAATCTAAGGCAAATTCAAAGACATTAATGGTATATTTCTCCATTTCAGGAGCAACCCCGTTCAATAAACCCAACGCTTTCCAGTCCAATTTATTCTCCTCCATCTTCATTCTCAATAAGTTTCATGCCGTCTTTTATGCTGTCCTTAATCTCCTTTACTTCTGTTGGGTAAAGGGTGAATTCCTTCCTAGCAGGGTATTTTGAATTTTTATTAAACGTCTTGAAGAAGAATACGCCTTGCGAGTCAGCCTTTTCGAATGTATTATAGAGTTCCGTCGTCACATTGGCATAACTGTATGTTTCGCCACGATTGAACGCTATATAGAGCTTATCCATAGCTGGAAAGTATGTTGTCTTCATTACATTTCCCGAATTGAAGACGGATTCAATATATCCTATTGAACCGTCATCGTTTAATTTTTCCTTTCTAGTAATTAGCATATATTTTTCTTGCAAAGGTATTAATATCTATAATAAAATGCAAGTATTTATATTAAAAAAGTATGTCATTACCAAAAAAAATAATTATCGATACAAATCCGCCAATAGTTGGAAACGATTATATGCATTATGGCATGGAAAGAATCGAAAAATTAATGAATGATACAAAGTTAAATACGAAATATTTACCACGAACAATTCAGATTGAGGACTTGGATCAAGCCATTTTTGACTTTGTCAATAGTGAGAAAATGAAACTTGTTATTGATGGCGTAATTGTGCCTACGTTTTATCTTGATAATGATAGATGGGGCGAGTTTTCAAAAACATGGAAGTTTAGTGATGCTGATAAAAATGTCGCAACGCCATATATTACCGTAAGACGTACAGAAAAGAGTAAGGGAACAAGACTTGGCGCAGTAAAATACTTAATACCCCAATTGAAGAAATTTAGATATTATGAAGTACCTATAATGGACGCTGGCGAATTAGTGCATCTGATATTTAAAACACCTGAGCCTATTAACGTCGATTTAAAATTTGAGATTTCGTTATTTACCAAATATCGTGTTGACATAAATTTATTCGATGAACAAACATTGAAAGCATTTGCATCTAGTCAGGCATTCGTATTCGTGAAGAATTACCCGATGCCACTGGTATTTGAAGACGTTGCCGAAAACAATCCCATTGAGAATATTGATGGCGACAGATTATTTGTCACAAAATATACTGTAAAGCTAATGGGCTTTATTCAGGATGAAAAGGATTTTGAGATAACTAAGTCTAAAAGAACTACGAGAATTGGCGTCAGTTTTCAATAATAATTTATATTCTTATAATCAAAAGCAGTTCCAGCAGTGTATTCAGGTTTCTTCACCTCGAAGCCAGTTACACTGTTGTTTACCTTTGTGGTAAAGTTATTATTTGTTTGAACAATTTCTATAGCATTTATAGCACTACCATCTGCGAAATACCATGTTTTTGTTAAATTGTTCACGATGATCTCGAAAGTCATTTTTCTAGTGGTAATAGTATCGGCTACATATAACTGATTATTAAATGTTAGAACCTTATTCAACTTAGCATTATAAAACATAAACCTGCCATAGTATGTCGTGCTGCCAGAAGCGTTTAAAAGATAAGAAGGTATAAAAATCGAGTTAAACTGATTAGTTCTATTGGATATAACAAAGGCATTATCTGCATGTATTTTTGATAAATATGTTCGATAAATCCTATTCTGATTCAATACATTGGGACTATCAAAAACATCGAAAATATAAAAGCTATTTAGCAATTTAGGGTCATACGAATCATACTCTGCTTGCGTAAAATTGTTACTATAAATAAGTGATGTACTGTAGGTTGTACCAGTATAGTTATAGTAATTGAAGACAATTGTGTTAGTGACGCCAGTCGCATAAGTTATTCGCTTAACTTCATTATCCACAATGGGATTAATCAAATCATTCGAAATACTTGACGATATTTTCTTAACATCGTTATCAGAACCAATGGTATCACAATTGGATGACAAAGGGATTTGAAACATCGTATCGTTGCCGTTAAGTATTATCGTTTTTTTTATTTGCATTGTTTACATTATTAATATCATATAAATACACGTTAGGTGATATTTGCGGCATGCATGTGTATTATATACTATACACATGCATGCCGCAATTATGCATTATTTGCATGGCTTTCCTATATCATTAAGGTCTGAAACTGGCTTATTATTTATAACTGTGAAGCTAAAGTCGATATTTCTAAATTCATTTGCAGTATTAAGAACTTCTTTATTGGCACTCACATCAAGAATAATGCTTGTGAAAACATACCTGCTACCATTCATAAACGGATTGCTAAGAGTAACGCTTGTTATCGGATTAATATAGTCTTGAGGTAATATGTTTCGCCATATATATCTTCCATCGCCAAGATCATAAGCATACTCTGGAATTGAGTTCACTAAATCGTAAGAAGTGCTGCCAGAATAAACGTCTGAAGTGCTTCCAGATATAACCCCCAACTCAATTGGCTGTAATGGATTGAATTCATAGCTTGTAAGTCCTGTAATACCTGTAATAACTCCTGTGGACATTTGCAGACTAGAGCCAATCTTGAATAACTCGTCGCTTAGTAAATTAATCTTTATTGGTATCATTGGCAAGTACTTCCATGAGAAGTATTTAGTACCCCCTGTTGTAACATATGGTGTATCAATATAATTAACCTGAGAAGCCGTCACAATCTGCGTATATGTCGTCATGTCCATTGTACAATAATCCGACATATTTGTAGCACCCGTTACTGTTTCACCAGTGAAATTCCATGTTATGCCAGAAATGGTTTCGCCAACGTTTGGCTTATAATTAGCATACATATACAGATCAGTAATTGGCATATTATTTCTCTCATAATAGCCATTATTATCAATGTCTTTATTAATTACAAATGAGTATTTCTGGTCACCGTATATATTCCTAGAAAAGCCAGCATTATAAATATCGAAATCTGACGGATAAGCAATAATATCAAATGTTCGAATATAGCTATTAGTTGTAACGCCAGTGTAGCTGTCATTATTCTTTGGTCTTAATAAATAAAATTCAAACGAATTTAATAAACTTTTTGTATCGCCAGTAACCGTTATAAAATAATCATCCCTGCTAGCGTCACTTAAATCGTTTTTAATTCCATTTAGCATCGACATGTATTCTATCGAACCATAAATTCTATAATTATTATGAGACTCTCTCTCAGAGTTAAAAACGTCGGTAGAGCTAACAAATTCGTCTTGCTCTGATTCGTTTAGTCCATTGTCTTTTCGAACCAATTCAATTTTTATATTAACGTCTGAATTAACAGAATCTATATTCTTAGTGCTATTTAGTAATATTTTATATTTGTTATCCATGTCGTTAAATTATGCCAATATCTCTTAGAAGTTTAAAACAATCAGATGACCCCAATCCTTTAAAAAAATATGTATCAGTATCTATTGATTGAGAAGGATCTGAATTAATCCTACCACCGCTTACACCATTTCGATCTAATGGACATTGTGCTAAGCCATTTTTAAAATCGGTTGTTGTTAGTGTTATCCCTGTAGCAGTTAAATCAGACATTTTAAAGCCGTTGTTTAGGCTTACTATTTTTTTTAAATCCTCTTTATTAACCTCAATAAATGATGTATAATGTAAATCTGATCTCGCAAACCCTTTTGTATTGGTATCTGTAGCGGCTATTTGTTGGTCATTATTCTCATAAAAATAAGGGTCTCGATAGTTTCTGGAAAAATTCGTCGTAGATTTCATATGTTTAATATATCCAGAGCCAATGTGACAATATCCTACTTGAGGCATATGTAGCGAAAAATTTAGCCAGTTTCCACCAAAATATCTACTAGTGTCAGCTCCAATATTCGAAGGTAGAAAATATTTACTATTCTCAATAGTTGTTAGTCCTGTTACGTCATTAAAGAATGAATCATCAGTTTGAATGATCCCAACATTATTTGTATATTGACGAATTCCAATATTAACGTCATCATGAGCAATATATCCTGTACTAGGTTCATCGGTCTGATTATTGTCATCGCCTTCGTTATTATAAACAAGTCCATGAAATTTTGCAACACTGTAATATGATCCGCCTTTAAATATTTGATCCTGTTTTCTCCATGCGATTGTTTGAGGCGATTCCGTGCCACCAACGGGCATTGTAAACGAATTATTGCCAACAGCAAATTGTGGAACTTTTAACTTATATCTAAATGCCTTTATCCAAGTATTATCACCAATAAAATCATCGATATTTAGTGGTGCATCGACATCATTTATTTCGAATGTGGCAAATCCTCTAAATTCTGTATATATTCCGCCATTATAATCATCTGGCACAGAAATAGAATTTCCAGATTTATCTGTTATAATTTTATTTCTATTACAGTTAATAATAAAGGCAAATGAGCCATTATTATTGTAAACGGAATATTCATTCTTATCTAATAATATCATTTCATCGGATATATCAATAGCATTATTAGCGAGTATATATTCATCTGTCACACTTGAGGGATAATAATATATTTTTTCAGTAACATTTACGCTTCTTTTTGAAGATATCCCAACATTAATTCTACTTGCATCCAGTCCAAAATTATTTTGATATGCTTTTAGCGAATATAATTCACGTATAGCTCTGTCATTATCGCTATTACGACCCCACATAGACAATTCGCCGTCAGTAAATACTGAGCCGAATATTGTAACAGTATTTGCCAGCACTGATCGTATTCTAAAATCTTGTCTCGTTATACCTATTTCATAATTTGCAGTATCACCCCAAAACGATATTATATTTACACTAATATCTTGTGTTTCAATATTTGGTAAGTCCGCCAAATCATTACTTTTTTTTATTCTTGTTTTATTTGCGTTAAATAAATTTGGCGAATATCCTAGATTGACAACCATTGCGGCAGGCGTCATTGAGTACTTTCCAATGTCGGTAATATCTACGCTCATATGTACTGTTTGCGTACCGATTGGCACGCCAAATATCATATAATCGCCAGAATCATTGGTAACAGCTGTATATTTGTAATATTTTTTATAAACATTCATTAAAGCTATATTTGTGACTATTTCCTCCTTTATCGGAAATGAACCAAACGGCTGTGTTGGCGCAATAATTCCAGTAATTGGATCGCTCTTACCTATACGTGGCAATAAATTATATCTTTTACCATCAGCATTTTTTATTCTTGGCGTGGTATATGGGTAGATTCCACTGATTTCACTATCAAGAGAATCAGCGTCACTTAGAGGTATAAATATAGAAATCTTTGCATTAGGTATTCCAACACTATCGTTTCCATTAACTCTACCGATCAGAATACCGTAGTCAGAATTGAAGTCCTGATATACGTCACTGGTCGATATGTTTAAGCTTAAAATGTTTAATGTTTCAATATCTTGTTCTAATTTAAGCTTAATATACTTATCCTCACTGGTTGTACCTGTAGTAATTACTAACGTTTTATTCATATTATGTGATATACAAGAATAAATACTTGTTTTTGTTTTTTTATAAATCGGGTTTATAATATTTTGGCTCAAATCGTTAACAATTTTTGCTTAATCGAATCTTTTGGGATAAAAAATAGTATTTATATATAAAATAATTATAAAAAATAAAACAACAAGATATGACTGAATTTGTATTCACCTCGCCAGGTGTTAAATTTAAAGAACGTGACTTAACTTATGTTACACGTAATGTTGGAATCACAACGTTAGGACTTGCTGGGGAAACACTTAAAGGCCCAGCATTTGAGCCATTTTATATTAAAGACAGACCACAATTTTTGGATAAATTTGGAGCACAAGACACAAGCAAATATAGCAATGGAAACCTAAGATATCAATTGCCTTATGTTGCTAACGCATATTTACAGGAGTCTGATCAACTGTGGGTCACCAGAGTATTGGGTTTATCAGGATATGATGCAGGTTCGGCTTGGACTATTAGTCTTAATGCTGGCGTTGATCCATCTACAATTGTAAGTGGCACAACCAGTGATGGTAGTCGTGAATTCACTGATAATACTTTCTTTGGTACACCTGTTTATACTGTTGGTCAAGAAGGTGCTGCTTTTAGTGGTTTTATTAAAAATGAAGATGGCGTTAGTTTTATTGGAAGTTATTACACATTTACAGTAACATCAATTTCTGGTGGTACTGGAAATGTTGACTACGTAGAGACTCCGTTAACAGGTACGCCTTATGTTCAATATCAGGATATGGTATTAGCTGTATTGAGAAGCAAAGCAACTGTAACTGACAATGTTGATGCTCCTTCCGTAACGACATTCACTGTTAATGCTATTGATTTTGATTCAAATTTAACAAATGATGGCACTGGTGATCTTTTCAGAGAATTTACCTTATATGTTTCGTTATCAGATGGCGGAACTGCTACATACAATGTATCAATGAATCCAAATGCTAGTAATTTTATAGCTAATGTATTAGGCACTACTCCAACAGCCAAACAGTCGCATATTTGGGTTGAAGCGGTTTATCCTGATCTAATTAGTAAACTCGACGTTGATGGCGACGCATTTACGCCAGAAACAATGCTATCAGGTATTGCTTCATATGCTTTCGGTATTTCCAATAACATTATTAAAAATACCGACGGTATTTTTGTTAATCGTAAGGAAAAATTCAAAACACCTGAAACACCTTGGGTTGTATCTCAGCTAAAAGGTAATATTGTTGACAGGTTATTTAAATTTGTATCAATTTCTGACGGTGATGATGCCAACCAAGAAATCAAGGTGAGTATCGTTAATATTAATCCTGAAACGCTTGAATTTGACGTAATTATCAGATCATTTTATGATACTGACGCTAATATGAACATTTTGGAATCATTCACAAGATGCTCTCTAATTCAGTCAAAAACAAATTTTATCGGACAACGAATTGGTACTACCGACGATAACTATGAACTGTTAAGTAAATATGTTATGGTTGAGCTAGCTGCAGATATTAAACCAGAATCATTTCCAGCAGGTTTTGAAGGATATTGGTTTAACACATTTAAAACAGCTGTAACGCCAAAGATTTTCTACAAAACAAGCTACGCTTATACAGATAAAATTGCGAAAACCTCTTTAGGTATTTCAAATACTGCATATAATACAGCTAATTCAGTTGGTATAGGTGTTAATCAAAATTTCTTCAACTATAATGGCTGGAAGAATAGCGAAAGCAATCCTACTGGATTTACAAAAACAAAGGGCTTTCATATGGACGTGGACGCATCAATCGTACTTGCAGATAATCTTGACCCACTTGAATTTGAAGTTGGTATCAGTAGCTTTAAATCTATTCAGGACGTTTTATTACCATCAAATGCTTATAATTCTATTAAAACTAGAAAATTCACTATAGCATTTTCTGGCGGATTCGACGGATGGGATATCAATAGAACAAACAGAACTCACACCGACCTTTATCGTGAAGGTGGTATCTATGACGGAGTTGGCGCAGGTGTAACGCCAGCTAATGACTATCAGGCATGGGAAACTGCTATAAACACTTTCTCAAATCCTGAAAAGATTACCATCAATTTATTTGCGACGCCAGCAATTAACTGGTCAGACAATACTACTTTGGTAACAAAGACAATTGAAATGATCGAAGAACAAAGAACTGATAGCTTATATATTATTGATGCACCAAATATCGACATAGCAATGTCAATAGGTGATAATAATAATACTGATGTGGTTGCTTCAAACGATATTGTTGACTTGTTAAACAGCACAGATATTGACAGTAGCTACGCTTGTACTTATTTTCCTTTCATTCAGGTTAAAGACACTCAGAACAATGTGAATGTTTATATACCGCCCACAGGCGAGGTTGCTAAAGCAATTGCTTATACTGATACGAAGAAATTCCCTTGGTATGCACCTGCTGGTCTTGAACGTGGTGTAACCGATGCAAGAAGATCAAAATATAAATTGAGTCAGGAAGCACGTGACGTTTTATACAAAGGTAGAATTAACCCAATGGTTGACTTTTCAAACACTGGAACAGCTATATTTGGTCAGAAAACCTTACAAGTTAGAGAAAGCGCACTTGATAGAATTAACGTAAGAAGATTGTTACTTCAAATCAAGGTATTGATTTCTAATATCGCAATGAGATTGATTTTCGAACAAAATGATCAAGCAACAATTGACCAGTTCAAACAAAAAACTAATCCTATCCTTGACGGTATTAAGAGAGACAGAGGCTTGCTTGAATTCAAGGTTGTTATGGATGATACGATCAACACGCCAGAAACCTTAGACAGAAACGAATTATACGGTGAAATTTATCTTAAACCGACTCGTTCACTAGAAAAGATTGGTATCGGTTTTACCATTGCACCATCTGGAGCATCATTTTCAGAAATTTAAATATATAAATTGAGCTTATAAATTATGTAAGCTCAATTTTTAAAAAAATTAGTATTTATAATAAAAAAGACAACATGGCAGATTTAATTAGGGGTATTCCATTCGCATATGAACCAAAACGTATTAATCGTTTCTTCGCCGAATTTCCAGACGAACTTGGCATTGAAGTATGGGCTATACAAAAATTCAAGAGACCATCACTGAATATAAATAAGGTTGATATTAAGTATATGAATGAGACTAATTATGTCGCAGGTGCATATGCTTGGCAAGAACTCGACCTTACCTTTCTTGACGTGATCGGGCCTTCAACATCACAGCAACTTATGGAATGGGTAAGATTGCATGTCGAATCACTAACAGGACGTATGGGTTATGCTGCTGGTTACAAAAAGAACATTTATCTTAAGGCACTCGATCCAGTCGGTGTTGAGGTTGAGAAATGGTTCTTGGAGCAATGTATGATAACATCTATCGATTTTGGCGAAAACAGCTATGACGATGATGGACTTGCTACCGTAAATGTAAAAATCCAACCTTGGAGATGTATTTTGAATGTTTAACAGCATTACACAAAATTAAAAAACCGTATAGAGATATACGGTTTTTTAATTTGTAACAATATTCTTTTGTAAAATACTATCGAAGTCGAATTTTTCGATATCAGTTAAAATTGTTTCGAGTAAAGGCGGCGTGTTAGAGTATCCATGTTTATGCGACAACAATGCTTTTCTAAACATATTTAAAACGTAAACAATAATGTCCCCACGACCTATTGGGTGACCATTTTCAAAGATATTTATCCTGTCCTGTGGCGTAAGTATTGTCGATTTAAAATTAGGATTACCATTATGCGATAGTAGTGCTATTTTATCTGAAACAAGGATTGAGTTACTATAATAATCTGAGCTATTAATAATGGGTTCAAATGTCATTGTTAATGACGATGGATTTTTTGTATTAAGCGTATTAATATCGCCATTCATATGCTTGCCAGCACGAATAATAACCTGATTCTTTTTTAAAATTATATCGGTATTCACTCTACCAATAATGCCGACATCATCAATCTCTGGAAATACACCAGTAGTGTTCGGATTTGTTTTCACCGATTTTAAAGGCTGAACTGCACCCATCTCAGTTGTTGATAATGCTGTATAAACTGAATCGAACTCAATCTTCTGGGGTTGTGAAATCACGCTACCCATCCAAAATCTATTTCTGTTAGGGTATTTAGTATCCATTATAAATACACGCACTACTTCGCCCACTTTAGGGTAAATGTGATAATATTTTGGAAGCATTGGGCTACAATAAGGCAAATCATTCTCGTCCTTCTTATTATCAAGTTCCAATATCTTTACCCTTATTCTTCCGCCATCGGTAGAATCGGTTATAGATATAACCTCGCCATAATATATGGTTCGAGTGGTGTTACCACCAGTGCTTTCGCTTTCAAATATCCTGTGCGTTTGTAATGTTTTTCTATCGTACATTTTATTCTATTAATTTTCGGTTATCAAGTTCTTCAATCAATTCGATATACTTCTTTTCAAGTTCTCTTATGTAATCCAGCTTCTCATTAATAAGTGCCGTTGTATCGTCAATTATGTGTGTTAAATCAATGACATTGTCTTTCAGATTATCATGGGACACTTTTACAATGTTAATCTCATGCAATAATTCAGTTGGCGTAAATTCTTTTATATCTGTCATGCTTATAATATTATTCCTTTACCACCTGATAAATTTGTTGTTGACCCAAGTACTGTTACAGGGCCTGATGGTGACGTTCCAGCTGCTTGCACCAAAATTCCTGGGGGTATGGCTACCAGTATGATAGCCTCCTCTTGCAATGCTCTAATTATCTCTTCAACACGAATTCTTTCCATGATTTCATCAGGTGCGACTTCGCCTGTTGATAATACTCCAACAGACAGACCTGCCTCACTTTTCCTAGCAATAATTCTCGATGCTATTTTTATTGGCGATAAACCCGATCTATTAGCAACGCCTGTAAGTATTAGTGGCGTTGGAATAGTTGGAGCTGAACTCACATTTATGTTTAACAGTTTGGATATGTAGTCCATTAAAGATTCTATGCTCATATTTTTACTAATTTTGTTGGTATAAGACTCTGAATAATTCTTTTAACCTGATTTGTCTTTTCCTTAACGAGCTTTTGTATTATTGGCGATAATAACTTAGATAACTCTGAAACCACTATAGCCAAAATATAATCAACCATCATATTAACAAATACAGGTGCTAAGCATTTAATGAATTGTTTTGCATCGCCGACCTCCTCAAGAATTGTTGTGCTTGGGCTTGGCTGATTTCCAGATGTTAATGTTCCCATAATTGCCCTAAGCGTAACTATTTGAGGCGACATAACTAAAGCGTTTATGATTTTCTCTTTAATCATATTAATAATCCTAGCGAAATATCCATCTCTTGCGGCGGCAGAATTCTCGTCAATAATAGCTATTGTATCTGGATTCTCACCATTGGTAATACAGGATTCAACGGCATTGCCAACAAGAGTAGGATCATTGGATGATGATATTGTTGTAGTTGCGCCAGAGAAAAATTCTGGCGTTAAACTGTTATAGATATATCCGCATCCTAAATTATACTCAACAGTACCATTTTTTAAAGCATTTGCTGCATCAATGATATCATTCAGATTTAACGGATTGTTATCATCGTCGAGCATATTGTTTATGGTTTCCTGTAATTTAAGCTCGTTTATAATCTGATCTATGCTCTTATCCTCTGTCTTAGCCATAGTGCCAAAAATGGCATCCAAAATGTTCGTAACAACCTCTTTTTTATTTATGATAGCGGCTGCATCAATATAATCTGAAAACCATTTACCTATACTAAAATTTTCAGTAGCCGTAGTCGGTTTAAAGGTTAATGATTGCGTCACCTGATCAAAACTCATTGACAAACCACAGTATTCTTGTGGCACTTGATTTAAATAAGCTGACCGTACCTTTGTATCAAAATCTGGAATAACATTATTAAATTTAAGGTCTTCCGAAATAGTCCCAGATTTGATCTTAAACTTAGACTGCGAATCAATGCTTTTAATAGGCACTTGGATTCCATTCTTAAAAGACGCAGGTATCTGATCGCCGCTGTTACCCTGTGTAAACTGTTTTTTCAAAGGTTCTTTCATTTCAGATTCTACCTTTGTAAAAAAGTCTGTTAAAAGTCCGCCGATCATTTCCTTTAACAAAGCACCGCCAACGACCTGTTTTAACACATCGAGCAAAAATGCTATCTCGTCATTGGATTTAGTCTTTACGGATTTATAAGTACTTTTCAATTTAGTAATTTCCTTTTCATCATGTAAAGAAGACAATGACCCAATTGTAGCAAATATACTTTGTTTTCTCTCGCTAATACTCATATTTACTGCGTCTTTTCTTTTTCTTTATCCATTTCGTCATGAACCATGTCAATTAAAGCCTGTCTGCTATCGCTGCTAATGTCATCAGCCTTTTCGTCATCGCCGTTAGTCTTTGTCTTAGAGTCATATACAACTTCTTTAAGATATTTTAACATTAACAATTTCTGGTCAGCATTTTTGGCTTCTGCTGCAATAAGCTTGATAAGCTGATCGCCGATAGCGGCAACTTCGCCAGTTTCTTTAATCTTTACTTCCCATTTATTAAACAGACGTATAGCTTTTTGCTTGATATTGAGCGAATCGTCATAAATTTCCTGTAGAAGATCGTTCATACTTTCTTCATCGAATCTCAATCTTTTTCTTGCTGGTCTTGGCATATTATAGTTTTTACATATAAATACTAAAAAATATGATTTATTGGAAAAAGCTCTGTTTCTTCATGTAGTATAAATCCTTGAAAGGCTTAATAGCCACACGAATTTCCTTTGTTGACAGATTTGTTATTTCCTTTAGATATAGCAAAATCTTATTCTTTGCAAAAATATTGCTAACCTTTTTATTATACTTACCATCGGGGCTATCTTCTTTGAACAGTAATTCCCAATTTTTAAGAATGTTTATAATGGCATCGCCAACGACAAGTTCATTTTTCTTAATAGTTGGCTGAGATATTTTATCATTAATCTCATCTATAATAGATTGAATTAATTTATCAAGTATGTCAACGCTGTTTTCGCCATCAAGTTCATATGCATACGAAGAATTATTATCGAAATCATCGGTATAATCCTCATAAGATAAGTTAGTCTTCTTTTCGGTGTAGCTTTTTCTACCATGATCCTTATAATAGTTACGAACAATTGTTTGACAATAACTGAAAGCTTTGGTCTTGTTACCAGATTTTGTAATTGTATCTGGTTTATACTTAACCATTTGCTCAATAAGATGACTCAAAGCATTGGATTCAACCTCTGCAATGTCGTAGCATCCGATATAAATCGGATATTTTCGTAATATTGATTGTATCATTTTACGAAATGGTACAATCAATATTTCATTATAAATTTTGTTTTTAACTTCGGCGGAATCTGTCGCAATATAGTCGATTATGGCTTGTTCCTCTTTTTCGGCAAAGTATAACTCATATTTCTTTTTTTTCATTTAAATATTCGTTTTTAACTAATGCTAGATAGATTTAACTCTCTATCTTTATTGAAGAAGTACTCCTTCATTGCAATGTCGAACCAAAACTTACGTTCCAGTTTTGGCATTGTTTTAGAATATACTTCGAACATGCTGTCTGGGCGATCTACCAAATGCTTGTAGATGATCTTTGGAATGATGAAAGCCTTGCTGTTATTATTCAATGACCTTAGCAAGTATTCAAACATAAATGTTAACTTTATATTAACTTTATATCCACCATTCTTTACAAAGTCTGATTTTTTAATCACAGCACCCGAAAGCTTGAAGTCTGAATAAGATTTAACGGTTTCAACGCTAAGATACCCAAGGTTTTCAATGTCGCCTGCGAAATGCTGCGACCAAGCAATTTCGTTCGAAATTTTTACTGGTTTGTTTTCAGTATCAACTTCAAGCATCATTAGAATGAAAATATCTACAAGCGGATAAGCTGCTGCGTACTGTGTAGCGTTTTTCACGTATGTTTTGCCTAGTTCATCATCAAATTCTAAAACTGAAAAATATTCAGTATCAATTTCATTTACAGCCCAATTGATTTGTGACTGATAGTCGGCAGCTGCATCTGTAGTCGTTATAAATTTTACAACGTTTTCAAGATTTAGCTCTTTCACAAAGAATATTACCTGTGCGGCTTTTGGTGGAAATACCACTACTAACTGTGGCTTATCAGGAGCATTGTCCTGATCTGCAACAGATTTAATCGCCTTAGCTAGATATTCTTTAACAGTGTCATTGAATTCTGATACTGGAATTATTATACTTAATTGTGTCATTTTCTATTAATTGTTTAATGCATTTTTCAAAAAGCTTATTCTTTCTTCAACATATTTAGAGTAAATCTCTGTAAGCTGTTTTTCAGATTTATCCATTGTATATCTGTCGGCAATTGCTGACATTGTTTCATAGATTTGATCTGGAATACTGTCATCGATGAATTTAGTTAATAAATCGCCGATCATAACAGGAATATCATAAATATTGCTGGTATACATGCCTGCCTCAACATATTTCTTGCTGGCGTCTTGCAAATATTCTGGCTCAATGTCTGGGACAATAAAGATCGGAATTACACCACTTTTCATACACTCAATTGGGAATGTTCCGAAAGATGCTATTCTATCAATCCACACAGCCGCAAAGTTATTTCTAAGTCTTTCGGCGAAGTCAATTCTATCCAATTGTGTCGGCGGTTTAGTGTTCGTTAGCAATGGATCAAATGTCACCCATTTCAAATGAGGATACTTACTGAAAAATAGTTTAATAACCTTTGAAATGTCATTACTATTTCTGCCTACGATAGAGATAACTGGTTTCTGAGGCATTTCAGATGGCTTGAAGTAGTCTGGAATACCAATATCATATGTTTCCACTTTATACTTTTCACCATAAAATGTGTTAAGCATTGTTCTAAGTGTTTCAGATGTTGTAATAACATCATTAATACCGAACAATTCGAAGTCAGTGCCTGGAATTAAGCCATTTAACATGTAATCAAAAGACTGTAACAAACATATTTTCTTACATGGTAAGTTCTTTGTTTGTTCCATAATATTCGTAAACACCTCTGGAATGATCATAAAGTCATCTGGCGATACATTTATTTTTGAATCAGTAATTAATACATGTTTAATGTCTGTCAATGATGGTTCAATCCACTCAGGAGCTTTCAGATCAGAACTTTCGGTCATCATTGTGACGTTATATCCCATATTCTTTAAAACATTTGCATGTGTATATAGCTCATATACTGATGCGGAAGGGCCTGCAGAGTCTGGAACACAGAATATGAACTTAGATTCCTTTGCTTCCAATCTTGCGACTGCTTTTGTTAAAACAGTGATCTTTTCTTTGTTTAAATCGTTATTTTCTAGCATTTTTGTAATTATTCGATTGTTTTTGTGTATCCTATCATTTTTTCGAACTCGTCGTTATCGACCAATTCCACTAATTGTAGGACTGATGTATATTGTTTACCATTTTCAACATTATATGGTCTATCAATTTTAATAATTGTTTTACCTTCTTGAAGCTTTGTATCAAGCAACTCTGGGTCTGTTGTAATTATAATATCAACGTCTTTAATAATATCTGTTGACTTCTCAACAAATTTATAATTACTAAAGCGTGACATTACCCTACTCAGGAAGAATAATGTTGGCGGAATAGTGTGAACATTCTCTACGGAGAAAATTGTCACCTCAATATTCTTACCATATTTGTATAAGAAATTCTTAAGGTCTAAGTCAAGTCCTTTATACATAAACGGCGCAGAGCCAGATATTTCAAAGACATAATCAAGATGCATGAATTTATTATACACTTCAAGTCCAGTTTGATTAACTGTTTCAACATTTGAAATGTATGCATCGACTGGCGCATCACCATTCTCGTCTGTAACGTAGCTTAGAGGGCTAATATCGTCAACAAATTTGTCCTTAAGTACTTTTATTTGTTCGCTAACTGCTTCCCATTTATATGTGTTAAAATAGTCATATACATAGGGTATATTTGTTGGCACACCATCTGCGCCAAACTCATTGAAATAATAACGATCAAACTGAAGCCATTTGGCTCGCAAGATTTCGTTAATATCGATTCCGATTTTTATTTTTTCTGTCATTTCTTATAATGTTCTTTAAATTTTGCCTCAATTTTTGCGATAATAGGATTTCTAACATTTACATCCGTCTCATTCATTTTTATTGTTCCAATTTCTTCAACGTCTTCAAATAAATTAATTAATACGTGTAAAGAGCTATCCTTTTTAAATTTTAGGTCAACCTGATCAACGTCTCCCAAGATAATCAATTTACAATTATTACCGACCCTTGTCATGGCGGTGTGTGCATTATCAACTGTTACGTTTTGGCATTCATCCAATATGATGATACAGTCGTCTAATGTTGTTCCTCTCAAATAAGCTAGAGGTAATATTTTTATGTATCCTTTTTCAGATAGAATCTTAAATGTATTTTCGCTAACTAATTTAGCAATGTTAAAGTTAAAACTCCACATGAAAGGTTCCATTTTTTCTTCCATAGTACCTTTAAGATACCCGATTGATTCTTCCTTAAGCGGCGTCACGGATTTAATTAAATAAATCTTTTTATATGAATTGCCTCCTTTTTTTAACAGGTTGAGTGCGGCAGCTAGTGCCACATATGTTTTACCAGACCCTGCAAACCCAGAACAAATGGTAATCTCATTATTTTTGATAGACTCAAAAATTTTCTTCTGGCTATCATTCTTAGCAGAAACCTTTATATCGGTAGTTATAATCTTTCCGATCTCATTTTTCATAGTTGCTAAGTTCTTTTCAGCACCGTTAACAATATTAATAAATTCTTTTTCTTCGAGCTTAACAGCTTCAAGCTTTTTATTAGTTTTTCCCATCTGAGATATTATTTTATTACATTATACAACTGAAAAGCAAAAATCTTGAATTCTTTTTAAAAAAAACACTATTTATAATCAAAATAATAAAATATTATAAATATTTATAGAAAATGGCAAAGGAAACAGGAGCACAAGCAATCAAGAATGCAATACAAGGATACAATAAAAATGCTGGGGCACAGAGCACTGGCGTATCATCCATGACAACAGGCTATAATGACGTCATGAGCAAAGAAACTGACCCTGACCTAATTACGGTATGTGAGATAGTTCAGTTACCATCAAAAGGTTTATTCTATGAAAATCATTTATCGGAAATTAGTATTGAATACATGACTTCTAAAGACGAAGACCTTTTAACAACGCCATCGTTAATTGAAAATGGTACTGTTTTAGACTTATTGTTAAAAAAGAAAGTCAAAACGCCAAATGTAAACACGTTCGATCTATTGCAAGGTGATAGAAATGCTTTAATATTATTTTTAAGAACTACATCATATGGCGCAGATTATTCAGTTGTCGCCACAGACCCTAGAAATGGTCAAGCATTTAAAACAGTTGTTAATTTACTTAACCTGACATATAAGGAAGTAAAAGAAATACCAGACGCTAATGGTCATTTTACAGTGTTTATTCCTATGAGAAAAAAGAATGTTGTTTTCAGAATATTAACATATGGTGAAGACGATAACATTTCTAAAAAAGCTGAGGCTATTAAATTGGCGTATAGCAAAACATATAGCTCATACAGCACCATTAGGCTTAAAGCAAGTATTATCTCAATTGAAGGGAATACCGATCGTGGATACATTGATAAATTTGTTGATGCGATGCCTGCCTTAGATGCTTTCACAATTCGTAAAAAAATTGTTGAAGTATCTCCAGATGTTGACCTTAGCTATACATTTACCACTGACGATGGATTTGAATTTAAGTCCAATTTAACGCTCGGTATAGATTTTTTTTTCCCAAACACCTAGCAGGTGATTATAAAAAAATGGTAAATGACGAAATCTACATTCTAACTAAACATGGCAGGTTTCAAGCTGATTATGTGGAAGGTATACCAGTTTACAAAAGGAGATATTTCTTACATTTAATGCAAAAAGAAAACGAGGAAATGGAAAAGCAGCAAGAAGCTGCTAGACATAGATAAAAAAAGGGAACTAAGTTATTATAATTTAGTTCCTTTTGTATTTATATGAAATAGTAATGAATTATGGCAGCACCAACACAGTCGGCACAAGCACAAGCAGCGGCAGCAGCTAGAGCACAGTTAGCAACCCAGCAAAAACAGGCTGTAAAAGATGCTAAACAAGCTCTTGATCTACAAAATCAAGACTTAGCATTGCTGCAAAATGAATTAAGTCTGCTTAATGGTATATTTAATAGTAGGGATCGAAACGCAAAACAAGCTGAAATTGCTCAAAAAGCACAAGATGCTAGAAATGCTGCTTTAGATCTTGAGTTAAAAAAACTTGATGCTATTACTAATAAAAGCAGTGTTGCATATACCAATCAATTAAAAAAAGTACAAAGTTTAAAAGAAGAAAATAAGGAACAAGATGCTTTAATAGAAAAGCAGAAGAAAAGTAATGAATTATACGAAGCCCGTAAAAAGCTTCTCATAGATAACACTAAACTTGAAGCAGCTTGGATACAAGGCTTGATGCAGTCAGATAAGATCATTAGACAAACCACATTAAACCTCGGCATGTCTGGTTTAAAGGCTGATATGATTAGAACTTCTTTCGAAAACTCTGCAATGTCTGTTGCCGAAATGGGTGGCGGATTGGAGGACTTACAGTCCGTAATGCAAGGATTTGCTGATGAAACAGGACGTTCCAGAGTAATGTCTGAAAAGATGCTCGTTAATATCGTTGCAATAGGTAAAGGAACTGGTTTAGGTGTTGACAATGCCACAAAAATGGCTTCACAGTTTGAGCTAATGGGTATTGATGCACAAAAAACATATGAAATGACTGATGAATTCGTTCATTCAAGTGAGAAATATGGTATCAACACAACAAAAGCATTAAAAAACGTATCAGATAATTTTAAGAAATTAAACCTATATAATTTTAAAGGTGGTGTAAAAGGTATGATGGAAATGTCAGCCTATGCTACAAAAATGAATATCGATTTTAGTCAGGCTTTTAATGCAATTGACACAGCAAAAACTTTGGAAGGTGCTATTGAACTAGCATCGAATCTACAGATTATGGGTGGCGAATTTGCTAAATCTGATCCTTTTGAAATGTTATTCCTTTCTCGTAATGATCCTGCAAAATTCACAGAAAAGATTAATGATATGACTAAAGGCGTTGTAACATTTCAAAAACAAGCTGATGGAACATTTACAAAATTTATATCGCCTGCTGATAGAGATCGTATGGCATCTGTTGAGAAATCATTAGGCTTACAAAATGGCGAATTAACACAGCAGGCTCTTAGAATGGCTGATATCATGAAAATGCGTAAGAACATGATTGGTTCAGGATTATCTAAAGATGATAAATCAGCTATTGAAGGTGCTGCCATATTTAATTCAAAAACTGGACAATTTCAGGTTATGGTTGGGACAACTGCTAAAAATATAGCAAATTTAACCGAAAGTGAAGCAAATGCGTTCATACAACAGAAAGCAGCTTTGGAGCAAAGAGCCAAAGATGCTTTAACATTCGAAGAAGCATTACAAGCTACATTGGCTTCCTTTAAAACATTACTATTACCAATGTTAAGAGGTGTTAATGAGGTAATGAAAATAGTTATACCTGTTTTTCAAGACATATCACACGTTATAAAAAGCATTCTTAATAATCCAATTGGTATGGCTGCTTTAAAAATAGCTGGTGTTTTAACTGCTGCTGCTGTTTTAATTAATGGTGGTGCAACTGCATTATCTAAAGTGGTTTACTATGCATCTGGCAAGCAATTATTTGGAGGAGCTGGTGCTGGATTTGCAGGTACAATTGGTAATTCAAATAAACCGTCTCTTCCGAAAGGTAGAGGTGCTAGCGTTTTAAATGCTGGAAAAGCTTCTCAAATGGCTGGTAAAGGTAAGATGATGGCTGGTGCTGGATTTGGTGCAGCCGCTGTGGGCGTAGGTGCTGGAATTGGATTAGCTGCATTTGGAATTTCTAAGTTAGCTGATTCAATGGCTAAACTAGATTCCACAAAAATATGGGCATTACCTGCAACGGTATTAGCTATAGGCGGTGCTGCTTTAATGATGTCTCCAGCTATAACTGCAATGGGCACAGCATTTTCTATAAGTATAGCTGCTATCGGTGCTGCTAGTGCTGCCACAATGCCAGGCCTTCTAGCTTTAGGTGCTACATTTGCTATGATTGGAGGTGGAATTGGCGCAGCCTCTGCTGGAATTGGCTATTTAGCTAAAGGAATTGCCGATGTGATGAACGCTGGTTCAGGTGGAAATATAAGCCTAGATAAAGTAAAATTATTATCAGATTCTGCGCCTGCACTTGAAAGAGTTGGGGCAGCATTTAGAGAAATAAACACAGCTATGAGAGGTAGTGCAGACGATTACACAGCAATTGCAACAACTGTTGATGCAATCTCTAAAATGAATACTAAGAGTGGATCAGCATTCGCTGAATTGGTAACATTATTAAAAACCCCTCTAAAAGTGGAATTTGCCGATAAAGAAGTTTCTATGAAAGCAAACATAACGTTGGATATTGACGGAGAAAGATTCACAGCTAAAGCTATCAATATACCTATATTAGTTAATAGAATGAAGAGTTATAGTGGCGGAATGATCGGACAATAATATTAATAAAAGTATTTATATAATAAACGTAACATGACAAATTTTAATTCGAGACCAATATTATCAGATATACAATTTAGACAAGATACCAATGATGACTTAAGACTATCAGGATCAACTCATTTTGATAAAGTCGGCGGTGTATCTATAACACATGGCGACGGTGTGGATATTCCAATAATATTAACAGGTGGGACTAACGGTGATACTTTAAAATATCAGGATGGGGCTATAAAAATAGTAGCTTTAACTCCAGATGAATTACCCCTGTTAACCGAAGATGTTACGGCAAATATTGAGGTCGGTGGAATATGGGCACAAAGATTAATTAGTGGCGGAACAAGTTTAACACAATTTGTTAAGAAATTACTTGTAACAACATTTTACCCAACATACTCAGACCCAACATTTTCATTTACGTCTAATTATAATGGTAATAATGTTGAGTCTGGCACACATTTGGATACCGTATTAATATATACATATAATAGAGGCACTATCAACGGAAACTTATCTGGAGGCATTTGGAATCCATCATTATCACAAAATCCTAGAGGCGGTGCTGCAATACTATATACTATTGACGGAACAGCAAACGGAACAGCAAATACTTTAACTAGAACAGCTAGACTTATAGATGACGGATCGAACAATTTTAATGCTTCTGTTACATATGATATTGGCGCACAACCTTTAGATTCATATGGACAGCCTTCTGACCCAAATCATGATAATATTCCAGATGTACCATACCCAGCTGGAACAGATTCAAAATCAACGACAATAGTTGGGAGAAGAAAAACATTCTACGGCGTATCGAGTCCAGCTAACACAAGTGCTGCAATCAGATCATTAACAAGCAGTTTCAGTACGACAACATTTACTATAAATATTCCTATTGGCGCAACAAATGTTGTCTTTGCATATAAAAATACATTAACTGATGTTACAAGTGTTAAATATGTTGAAGGTCTTAATGCAGAGGTAAAGGGAATTTTTACAAAATTAGCGGATATAGCTGTTGAAGGTGCTGAAGGCTATGCAACAACAAATTATAAATTATACATGTATACGCCAGCAGTTCCATTTTCAGCTACGGCAACATATAACGTAACAATATAAAATTATGGCAGAATTAATATTTCCATTACAATTTAAAAGACAGTACTCAGATTCTCTTGATCCAGATTCTGTATTTGACACTGCAAGTGCATTAACTACATATTTAACAAATCCGTTAAGATATGCTGGTCAAATAGTGGCGTGTACCGAAACAGAATCAAGAATATATACATTAAATGCTGCAAGATCAGCATGGATTGAAATAGGAGGTTTAGGATATGTTCCTGAAAATGTCTCTAACAAGGAAAATGCCACAATCGACACATCCACAATAAAATATCCGACAGTTAATCTGTTAAGATATGGTTTAAGTCTAAAACAAGATATTACAACAGGATTAACATCTATATTAGTAGCATCATCAACAGGAACAGCAGGTTTTTTAAAAAAGACGGCAACTGACACATGGACAATTGATACAGCAACTTATTTAACTGGTAATCAATCAATATCATTATCTGGTGAAGCGACTGGAACTGGCGCAACCTCAATATCAGTTACATTAGATAATTCAGCAGTAATAGGTAAATACTTAACAGGATTAAACACTGTTGGCGGCGGATCAATATCATCATCAGATTCAATTTTATCGGCATTCGGTAAAGTTCAGAATCAATTAACGGCTTTACTTGGAGGAGTTTCGTTTCAAGGTACTTGGAATGCTAATACGAATTCACCTACTTTAGCTAGCGGTGTTGGTACTAAAGGATATTATTATATTGTTTCAGCATCAGGCGTAACAAATTTAGATGGTATATTCGATTGGAAAATAAGCGACTGGGTAATTTTTGACGGAGCATCTTGGAGAAAAGTTGATAATACTGATGCAGTTGCTTCTGTTAATGGTTTTATGGGTGCAGTTTCACTAACAACTGATAATATACCAGAAGGCGTTAATAAATATTTTTCAACTAGTTTAGCAAGAGGTGTTTTCTCATCTGGTACTGGAATTAATTATGTATCATCAACAGGTGTAATTAATTGTACTATAACTCAATATACGGATACTTCTGCTAGATCGGCAATTAGTTTAACAACAACTGGTAACTCTGGTGCTTCTACGTATAATACGTCATCAGGTGCTTTAAATGTTCCAAATTATACATTAGTAGGCTTAGGTGGTGAAGTCGCTGGAACAGCCGCTGGTATTATGTCGTCGCACACATCAACATATAATCATGCAAATATAGCAAATGGTCAAACAGCTTATGGATGGGGAAATCATGCTGGGTTATATTTATTATTAACTGGCGGTAACGTATCAGGGCCTGTATCTATTACAACTGGTAATATGACATCATTAAATATTACGTCAGGTGGCGGAGTTGCTGTTTCAGCATATTCTATGGGCGTAGATAGTTATGGTGTTGCTGGTATGTCTGATAATATACCACTTATAGGTATTAATTTAAATCTAAACACAACAGGTGTAAAAAGAACCATTATAATAGATTCTGATCATGCTCACATATTAGGTGTAACCGCTGGATATGGACTTTCTATAGAATGGAGAATGCCTTATTTAGGCACATCTGGATTAGGTATTAATTCTGGTAACATTGCTAATATGCTCTCAGATGTGACATTAGGTGCTGAATCATCTAAATATTCATTTTCTTTAAGAAGTGCTGGCTCAATTATTGAAAGAATGACATTGGCACATAACGGTGATTTATGGACAGCAGGTTCAGGAACATTTGCAGGTGGTGGCTTTAACTCATTAAGATTAATGAAAAATTTAAATGATGACTGGAATGGGTCTGCTAGCGATGCTATAAGTCAATTTAAATTAAGGGATTTTTATTATAAATCAAGACCTACAACTGATAGAACATTAGGATTTATTATTGATGAAGTGCCTGAGAGTGTTAGAGAATATTTCTTAATGGGCGAAAATAATGATGCTATTAATCAATATACTATGATGGGTATGAGTTTTAAAGCGCATCAGGAAGAAAAAATTGAAATTAATGCATTAAAATTAAGAATTATAGCATTAGAAGCAATTATAAATAAATAATTATGACTTGGGGAAGCTTAGCTGATAATCAATTTGTATCATTTACAAATGCACAGGGTAGTGGTATTACGCAATTAATAGCATTACCTACTTCAAATCAATTTATGACGAAACAGAATTGTATTGATTATTTAAATATAGATGCTTCGTTTTTAGCAACTTATGCTTTAAATCAATGGGTTGTAAAAAATTCGATCATTTCTAGTGGCGGCGGATCAATTATTTGTAATGTAATTGTAAATGTGCTTGAAATAACATATTAAAAATGGGAATAATTAGATACGAATTAGTAGACGGATATTTACCAATGACAGTTAGTTTAATTGGGAGTGGAGCACCTGATCAGGTGCATGCCTCATACGGTCAATATGCCTTTACAGGTATAACAATGGCAAATACATTGTTGATAACAGATAATGAAGGATGTGTTAAATCCATAGATGTTACTAAATGTGTAAGTTGTCCAGATGGTTATACTTCTGTTGTTGGCGGATGTGAAAAGACGGAAACTATTGCGCCAACTAATCCCACAGACCCTAGAAATTTGGTTAAAAGTACTAACATAAGATATGGCACAACTGGAACAGTCGTTTTTAGTGGCGGATGGAATTATAATGGTACAGGTACAGCTTTCAATCATTATACAAGCGGATCATTTTGGATAAATCCTATTATAAGCGGCGGAAACGGCGATACAATTCATGGTATAATGAATACAAACGCTGTATGGTCTTCATTAACATTAGACAATCAATATATTGGATTTCCAATATATTTCACAACAGTTGTTGAGAAAACATATTATGTTGGGGTAGGATGCGATAATATTGCTGAAATTAAATTAGATGGCGTATCTATATTAATGCAAGATACCGCAGCTCTTTATGCGATGTTTACAGCTAATGGATGGACTATACCAAATGCAGGCGAAAGTAGTTTTAGACTATGGTATATATATCCAGTATTAATGTCGGCAGGTAATCATATAATTGAACTAATTGGACATAATACTGTTAGTGCTGCTGCTGTGGGATTAGACATTTATGATATGACTGAACATGATTTAATGAATTGTACAAGCTATGCCGACATGGGTACAAATCTTATATTTAGCAGTAAAGACGAGGTTGGTCAACCAGTTTTAATTGGTGATCATGGTCAGGGATACACTTGTAGTACTGGATATGTCTTAGGTAATCCTTCTGGAACACCCACATGCTATAAGTTCACAACATTAGCCTGCGGTGAACCTTTAACAACTACAAATTTAATAAATTATTGGTATGAATTGGATCGTTGTAGTGATGGCTCAACATATTACGCAGGCCCTTATACTGGAATTCAGGTATTTGGTGCGGGATATCGTGTTGAGGGTGCTACTGGAGTATTTTATACAGTTACAACAACTACATATGTTGATCCTATAACCGTTTTAGACGGAATAACTTCGACAGGATTTTATGGATGTCCATAAATAAATAAAATGCTTATAATTAGATTTATAAGCATTTTATTTTTAAATTCACTTGCTAATATAGATTATTATTAGTACCTTCGCAAGTGAATTTAAAAGTTTATTTATTGATGCTTGAAAATAATTATATAATATTTGAAAAATTTATGATGATAATGTCAAAAATTCTTTGTAACTTTGCCGAGTCTTTCATTTTTATCCTCATCGATAAGACAAACGAAAAAACAAAATCCTCTTTTTCAGATTTTCAACCGTGAAAACAAACTTCCAAATATTTGTTTTTTTAACTTTTCAAATTAAAAAGAAACATTTAAATGTTGGGTTAGTTATGTCATCATCTGTTTCTCCGAAACAATGATTTCAATTGGGTTGAAATAATTTTCAATTAGTATTTATATAAAATAAATGATTAATGGAAAATGATTTAAATAAATCAAGGTTATTGACTTCAACAGAGGAATTAAGAACTACACTTCAAACAAGAAGTCTGTATTCCCCTAACAATCAATATCCATTAGATAATGCTTCAAGCATAACCAAAATAGTTAATTCAATAGACAGTGTAGTAAGCACATTAATGCCTTACAGCTCATTTGACCTATCCAATACTGTAATTGGAAGACTTATATCAACTAAGACTCCAATCGTCGAAATAGGACTAGCTATGCTCGGCAAACAGCTTGCATATAACTTTCAAGCAAATGCTTCTTTAATGGTATTAAAGGAAATTCCAAAGATCAGTGTAATGAATTTATTTGACGGAAATAAGGACACTAAATTCGTCACCAAGAAATTCAATTATAGTATTACAAAGAAAGAAAGTCCTTCTAGTTTTATAAATTTTGTTAATGATTTAACAGGTTCTTATTCTGTTAAAGAAAGTCCGTTCAGTAAATCTTCAACATTAGACGATTATATAGCCAATACAGGCTCAGGGCAAATTAATTTGCTTTATAAAAATTTGAATAAGAACATTTATATAAATGATAAATTATTTCAAAACGCTAAAGACGAAAATACTAAAACACAGCTAGCAAAGCATAATCAATATAATTTTTCGGATAAGTATTTCAACAGGTATCCAAGTTTTCAAACAAATTCTGCTATTGAGGCAAGTATTAATACTGGTCTTGAAGCAGTTAATAATGAGAGGGATAAAAATGTTAGTCATGAATATGGTGAAAAAATAGAATATTTTGGAGACACTATTAAGACTATACCTGATAATGAGGGTATAAACCCTTGGATTAACACTGATGATGGCTTCAATAAGAATACTTCAATTGTATGGGGTGATGATAACACCTCTAAAGGCTATCTCGGTGACTTTGGTGTTCAAACAGGCTTATTGGATTACACTAAAAATTTAATGAATGTTGCCAATGGAGATATAATTAATATTAATCGTAAAATATTTGTAGATAATAAGGGTAAATCTATGTTTAATGGATCAGGAGTATATGAATCATCATCCGATTCAATTATAGGTGTTTCATCTGGTTTAAGACAGCATACGATGCTTGACCAATATGATCGATATGCAAAAGCTATCCGTTATAATGGTAATGTTAAATATAACGGAAATCCTAATTCAACCATCTATAAAACGGTTATGCCAAAGATTCATCCAATAAATGACGATGACGGATCTGTAAATAATAAGAATTTAATGTTTTCATTGGAGAATTTGGCATATAAGGTAATACCCGAAAGCGGATTATGCGAAGACGGTAGCTGGATTCCAAAATCTGAAATAGGTTCGTATCCATACTATGGCAGACTTATGTGGTTTCCGCCTTATGATATTCAGTTTAATGAAACGACTGCTTCAAAATTCGTGTCAACGCAAATGCTTGGTAGAAATGAACCAATATATTCATACACAGGTTCTGAAAGAAGTGGAACTCTCACATTTACATTATTGGTCGATTATCCACAGCAACTAAACGATAAAAAATTTAGAGGTGCTGATAAGCATAAAGCAATTGCCGAATTTTTTGCATTTGGAATGAATGACACAAATCCAGATTCCGTTATACAAAAAGACTATCAGGCAAAAATTAATGAGTTACAACTCGAAATAGATTCCTTTAAACTTCCTATACAGTATCCACCAGAGATTTCATCTACGGATACTATATCAATGTCCTTTATGAATAATTACCCAAATACAGGTAATGTTCAGTCTGTATTTCAAGACATGTACACAAAGGGTTACGAGGTATTTCAAGGAATGAATACTGCTGATGAAAATGGTAGTGATGGACTTAATACAGGTATATATGATGTTAGTGGTATTGTCCCTAATTATGAAAGTGGTGGCTTTATGAATACAAAACTATACGATAATATGTATAGTTTTACAGGCTCATGTGCTTTAAACACGTTTCTGATTAACAATTTTTCAAATGTTGAAAATCGTAAATACTATAGCATTAATTTGGTAGGCACAACAACGGCTTTATATTTAGCTAAAGAAGGCTTAATATATAATAAAGCATTAAGCCAGAGAAGGGTCGATGCAGCCAAAGCATTTATAGATGCTAGAATGTTGGCTTTATTCGGAACAGATGCTAAAGTAACTTATAAACTAAATGCTAAAGGTATTGTAGATGATCTATATAACACACCAGCCACAATTAATGAGCTTGGTGCTAAATTGGAAAGACAGGTTGTGGTAACTTTAATAAAGAATGCTATTACTGAGCCACGTAAGACACGAACATTAAATTCAGACGAAAAAAGACGTTTAGCAATATTGCAAGCCGATTTAGATCGATATGTTCTTCTTCAAAATAAAAAAAGCACTGCCGATGACAAATATTCAAAAGTGTATACTGAAAGAAAGCCTGTCGAAAATAGAACAGATGGTAAAATATCAACTGGATCAAAAACTATTAGCGATAATTATTATAGCCCTTGCTTTCATTCTCAGACACCAGAAGATTTTCATAGACGATTAACATTCTTACAGCAATGTATGAGACAGGGAGAACCGCAGCACACACAATCTGGTAATGATATCAGAAATTCTATATTCGGAAGACAGCCTATTCTTATTTTAAGACTTGGTGATTTTATTAACAGTAAAATAATTCCAGAGAATTTAACAATTGACTATAATGATATGCCTTGGGATATGAATCCAGAAGGAATGGGTATGCAATATTTAATGTGTAAGGTCACACTACAAATTAAAATCATTGGTGGTCAATCATTAAAAGGGCCTATCGATGTACTACAAAATGCTTTATCTATGAATTACTATGCAAATTCAACGTTCACCGATAAAGATATTTACATAAAGCCGTCACAAGTTGAACATGATCAATATAGTATAAAACCTATGGCGAGCAAGAATGGTCAATTAGTTGCGTCATCAAAAATAAACACACCTCTTGATAATAAATTGAAATAATGAGTAGACAAGATTACGATAGATATGCTTTATTAAATGTTGTGAATGAGGTGACTGAAATGTTGCCTTTCGTCACAATGCCAAAGAATTCGACTGACAAGTATGAATATTGGAATCCCATGATTAATAGATACGATAAACTTGCTCAGAAATATTACGGCAATCCTTTTTACGATTTCCTCATACTATATGCAAATCCTTTATTTGCAAGCGAATATGATATACCAGATGGCGAATTGATCAGAATTCCATTTCCATTTGCAAAGGCTAAAAGCGATTACGAACAGTTTATTATTAATAATGCCTAAATTTACTTGTTCGTTACAATAAATTATTCTAATTTTGTATTTCCAATAGTTGTAATATGAAAAATAGAATTATAGTAGTGTATTCGTCACAAAATAGTGACATTGATAATAAGGCATTTGACCTACATATACGAAGTACTATAGGTGCAAAATGTGAAATAATTTGTTATGAGAATAACAATGAATATTCATTAACGTCACTATATAATAGGGCATTAGCTGAGACCAATTCTACTAATGCCATATTTTGTTTTATACATAATGATATCATTTTCAAAACAATGAATTGGGGTAGAATATTGCTTGCCAAATTCAACAGTCATAATTATGGTATAATTGGATTAGCTGGCACAACCAGTATTTCAGAGTCCGCAATATGGTGGGAAGCGAAAAATACGATGTTTGGTATCGTCGAACACACTGACGATATTAATACATGGGTTAGTAATTTTTCAGCACCAATTAAAGACATTAAGGAAGTTGTAATTGTTGATGGCGTATTTATGGCGGCAGACCCTGATTTAGTGTCGAACTTCAATGAAGAATTTGATGGCTTTCATTTTTATGATATTTCATTTAGTTTGGACAATTATTTGGACGGCGTTAATATTGGTGTTATCACGACGATCAGAATACTGCATAAATCAGTCGGACAGACAAGTCCCGATTGGGAACGTAATAGACAGTTATTCGTCGAGAAATATAAGGAATACTTGCCAATGTCGATTCCGCCTATTTGCGACGAAATTAAGATCGTTCCAAAAGGAAACGACCCAAAGGTAACGGTAATCATACCAACAAAAAACAATTTCGATATATTGTTAGATAATATAACATCTTGGAATGAATATGTTAAATATAAAAACTATAATATTATCATTGCCGATACAGGTAGCGATTCAGATGTTTTAGCTAAATATGATCAACTATTATCAGATAAAGTTAGCGTTGTTAAATACGATTATTATAACTTTGCAAAAATCAACAATGATGTGGTTAATAACCACGTTAATGCTGATACTGAAATAGTTCTTTTTTGTAATGACGATATTGAGTTGATGAATGATGCTTTAAGCCGATGTGTTGAGATATACAGAAGCGATAGGCTTAATATAGGCACAATTGGTATAAGACTACATTACGAAAATTCTTCGGTACAGCACTGTGGAATTGAGGCGCATATTACAGACAACAAATTACATTTATCGCATGTTGACTTGAAAAAGACCAACGATTATTCGATACACGTCAACTACAATTCCATTGGTAATACAGGCGCATTTTTGATGATAAACAAAAATCTGTTTACAGTTCTGGGGCAGTTTAATGAGAATTATATTGAATGTTTTGAAGACGTTGAGTTGAATTTTACCTGTCTATTAAATGATAAGAAAAATGTTACCGTAAACGATGCGGTTGCTTATCATTTGGAATCTATCACGAGAAATAAGAGCGAAAACAAGCTTAAGAATCTTAATAAAGACTATTTCAATCAATTGATGCCATTTTACGAAAAAAATAAGCTGATACTGGATACATTTATTAATCAATAAAAAAACATAGATGAAAATCGCAAACGTGGTATACGAAGAATTGGTAAACCACATCGAATCGGATTATATTAATTATATTAATAAATCTGTAAACTACAATGAAATTGATAATACGCTTCCCACATTATATGTGGGGTGGCGTTTTATGAAATCATGTAATAATAATGAAAAGATCATGGATGCAGATATTCTGACTAAGTGTATTATTCCCAATAAATTGTATTGGGAATTTTCCTTTAATGAGTATAAGTCTTTAAATATTATTGGCGTTTATAGCTTTGTTGCGAAAGCACCCGATCTATATTTTCGATCAAGATATAATTATGTTAATATTGACCCGACGTTCCTAAATATAAGAACATCGATTGATTTTCTCGATGTTCTCCCAAAAAGTATTGATAGGATTTACAAGTATAAAAATGAGTGTATTTACCTATTACATGATAATGAGATAATAGGTATTAATTTAAGATTGATCAAGTTTCTAAACTTTGATCAGGAAATTTTCTTTAAAGAATTATCATCCAGATGCCCCAATTATATCGACGATCTTAATGGCGACGAATACATGAAGTATTATAAAATCTATGATAGATTCGAATCACTTAAAAGATTTGTTGTTACCATGATTGCTAAATAAATATCTGATAGTATTTATATAAAAATATAATGCTATGGACAACAATTTAGAAAATGCTTTAGACGACTTCATGGGAGGCGACAGCATGTTGACTAGCTCTGAAAAGAACGGAAAGAAAAGGAAAGAAGTAGTACTTCAAAACCATTCGCTTATCGAAAGAGTTGATAAGGTTTTCGTTACAGAAGACGGACGTCAATTATTGAGAGAACAAGAGAGAGAACAATATTAATATTCGAGATATGAAAAAAGAAAATATTATTAATTTGGATAAAATTATCCACAAGATGACTTATGTTGTAAACGAATCACCCAAATATACGGCAGTAATGGGTGAAGACGACGACTTTGACAATTTTCCAGATGAATTATATGAGGAATCGAATGAGGAAGGCGACGAAGCACAAAAAGGTTTAAAACCAAATGCAAATGTTCCGCCGATTGAAGAACCAGAACAGGTTGCTCCAGAGGATCAGGTAGAGCCTGAACCAGAACAAGTCGCACCAGAAGACCAGATAGAACCTGACATGGGTGGAATGCCACCAGTTGATGCTCCAATGGCTGAGCCTGAACCTGATATTAATAGTTTGCAGAATGAGGTTATCAAAAGCAACATCATTGCAATGAAGGCTATTCATGATCAAATGGAAAGCTTAAATAATGAGGTTAGTAAGATTACTGGAAAGCTGAATGTGCTTGATACCGACGTTGCCGAAGTCAGAGAGCCTACGAATTCGGAGAAATTAATGAGCAAGTCAAAAGTTTCATATCCATATTACTTCAATCTTAACGATTTCTGGTCGGATTCATGGTTTGATAAAAATAATCAGGACAAGGGTATTAAACAATTGGAAGATGGCACATATGTTGCAAATTTCGATGATTTACCTGAGAACGATGATATAAAGGATAGTTTTAATAGACTAACATAACATGAAGAATAAACTGTTTGAAATATTCGAAAAGGTTAATCATATTAGTTTGGATAATGATCAGGATAAAAGAGACGAAATAATAAAACAATTTATTACCTTTGCCGACACTGAACTTAATCTAGGCGGAAATATACCTAAGATTAATATTTCATATAATGATGACGAGGCTAAGAAATCAAAATCGTTCGGCGGTTATGTCCCAAACGATATGATAATTGATATCATTGGCGCAAACAGAAATCTTGCAGATATATTGAGGACTCTAGGTCATGAATTAGTTCATCATAAACAGAATCTTGAAGGCAAAATAAACGCACAGTCTGGTGAGACAGGCAGCGACGAAGAAAATGAGGCAAATGCCAAGGCAGGCATATTATTAAGGAATTTTGGCAAAATAAATGACAATATCTATGAGTAAAATTAATAAAGGAACTAAAGAACTATTGCTCGAAATGATGGGTAAGGTAAATAACGTTTCATTTAATGACGACGTTGATTCAGTTGTTGCCGATAAAGAAGAAGTTGGCGACGAACTTCAAGGCGGACTTGGTGATAATGCTAATATATCAAAATTTAGTAAGGAACAGATAAAAAAGGGTTTAGAAGTTGAAAGGGAACATAGCGATGACCCGATGGTAGCATTAGATATTGTTTTCGATCATTTAACCGAAGACCCTGAATATTATGGCACAAATGCTAATCCTGAAAAAATGGCACAATGCCAAGCAATGGTTGATGCCAATAAGGTTGAGGAAGAACCTAAATCCGAAGACGATCAATTAACAGACGTACTGTTAGGATTTAAGTCAAACAAACTCGGAAGTGACTTTCCGCTAAAATAAGCATTTAATTAAATATAAAAGGAATGTCTATAAATTTCAGATCATATTTTAATAAGAATAACACGTTAATAAGCATGAACAGTTCCAATAATTCATTAAACCCTGTCACTGAATTAATTCATGGGGGATTTGATAATATTGTTACCAGATATATATTTAGTGTTGACCTTACAAATTTACAATCTGCAATGAGTGGCGGCACATACATAAGAAGTAACATTACTAGTCATGTTTTACATATGACAAATACAATTAGGAATGCTACACAATATGCTGGGAAAGGAACATATATAGAGAACATGGAACGAGCATCTGGCTTTAGATTGGAATTTTTCAAGATAAAACAGGATTGGTCGAACGGTTCTAAATACAATTTCAATCTCGACATTTTAAAATACTTGAAACCAGATGACGAAGTTAGTAATTGGAATAATGCAAAAAATGGAGAGTCTTGGAATTACAGTGGATCATTTAGCGGCAATAGTGGCGATGTTCTAGGCTATCAGGATTTTAATAATGGCACTGAGGATATTAATTTAGATATCACAGAATACATTAATTTAATAATCGATGGTATCGAGGACTTTTATGGTATAGGCATAAAATATTCCGAAATCATTGAAACAGGTACGACCACAAATATGCAGTCAGTGGCATTTCATGCTAAGGATACTAATACATATTATGAACCATATATCGAAACGCAATTTGTTTATGATGTCGATGATGATAGAAGCAATTTTTATTTGGATAAGAATAATAAGCTATTTTTAGACCTTAGAAATGTGCCTAGCGATATAACTATTAATAGCGTAAAAATATATGACTATGAGAATAATGTTATAGAGTACATTTCTGGCGCAACTGTCACAACCATAACAAAGGGACTGTTTAGTATCCCAATTATTATTAGCTCTTCAACGTATCCAGATGCAGTTATTTTTCATGATGAATGGGACGTAAATATTAACGGAAATAGCAATAAAATTTTGAATAAATTCTATTTAAAATCTTTTTCTGAGTATTTATATACGAGTTATATAAATCTTGATAACTACCATGTAACTGTTGATGGCTTATTTGAAAATGAGGTCATTACTCAGGGAGACATTAAAAAAATTGCTGTAAGATCGAGAGAGCTTTACAAGGCAAAGAATAGTAATCTGATTTACGAATACGGCGTGTTTACGCAGATCGGGGTAGATGCTCAACTTGAAATATTGCCATTCACAAAGGTAAACAAAATCGGTAGTGAATACTCTATTGACTTGAATACAATATGGTTAATACCTCAAGACTATTATTTGAAAATTAGACAAATATCTGGAAATAATAGCGTTATAAAAGATGTTATTAAATTCAGGATTATAGCAAAATAAAAAATAAATTGCTTGCGAATTGATAAAAAAGCATTACCTTTGTATCAATTCAAATAAGTTTATTTTTTGGTTAAAGTAAACAAATTACTGGAACAAGAATTGAAACATTAATTGAAATAAATAAATAAATTGTAATAACACAGAAAATGGAAAACTCAAATGATTTAAAGGCAATGTTCGCTGACTACCAAAAAAGTCAGAATCTAAACAAAAAGAAAACAGCCGAAGAAATACTAGCCAAGTATTTCGTTCCCAGAAAACCTAAAGAAATATTTCGTATTCTACCTTATAAAGGTAAGAACTTCTATGACGAAGCGTATTTCCACGTGGTTACCACAAATGCCGTTGGCAACACCAAAAAATTTAATACAATTGTTTACTGTCCAGCCCACAATGATCCACCCGTACCAAAGGTAGACAAAAATGGCGATCTTGTAAAAGACCTTAATGGTAAACAAGTTATGATTCCAGCACCATGTCCTTTATGTGTGCAAGCTAAGAAATATGCTGATAAGCAAGACCCTTCTATCAAGTATGTAAAAAAGGATAACATGACACCTGCTCAGCTTAAGGTTAAAGAAAGCAATGACTTGATCTACAAAGAAGCTACTTCATGGGAAGCTAAGAAATTCTATATCGTTCGTGGTATAGACAAAGGTCAGGAAAAAGATGGCGTTAAGTTTTGGAGATTTAAATTCAATTACAAACGTCAGGGTGTGTTCGACAAATTAATGCCACCACTTGAAGACTTTTACGACCAGAACAAAGTCAATTTTGCTGATCCTATCGTTGGGACAGATATCTCTATCACTATGGGCGATAGCGAATTCAAAGGCAAAACCTACAAAGCTGTATCAGCTATCACAACAAAGGGTAAATCGGCTTTACACCAAGACCCAATCGTTGCACAGCAATGGCTTGATGACACAATCACTTGGAGACAAGTATTCAAACCAAAAAATGCGCCAGCTATCACAGCATTACAATTCCTAGAATTGATTGTTGAAGGTAACAGTCCATATTGGGAAGATTCTGACCCAAGTAGCAAACATTGGGTATTTCCTAATCATCCTGATCTTGAAGCATTGGCTAACACAAGAAAGGTTAATGCAGATACAGAGGATGAAAACTTTGAATATGCTTCTGACCTTGAAGACAATAGTAACGTAAATATTACTAATGTTACTAAAAGTGACGTCGGAACATATACCGACAACTCTCTTGACGTTGCAGCAGCTTTGATTCAACAGCATGATGCTGAGAAACCTACCGAAGTTAATACCTCTGTTATTCCCTCAAATGAGCCAGTAGTTACTGAAACTACACAGGAAGCTGATTCTAACGAACCAGATGCCGAACCAGATTCAGATGAAGAAGAATACAAGGACTTACCGTTCTAATTCAAAATAAAATATGGGATGCTGTAAGGTATCCCATATTATTTTCAATAACAAATTAAATATGAAAGATAATACAAATATAGTACCGCCAAACGTGGTGGTAAGAAAAGCTACGGCAAAAAAAACATTTTCTTTAGCAGATTTTAAGAAAAAAGCTGGCTGTGAAGACGTTCCTGATAAGCCTTTAACATGGCTAAGAACCTCAGCGGCAATGGAAAAGGCAACAGGACTTCCAGGTTTTGCTAAAGGTTATGTAAATCTATGTAGAGGTTTCTCTAACACAGGAAAATCGACAGCTGTATGTGAAGGCATTGTTGCAGCACAGAAAGATGGCGACTTAGTAATCATTATTGATACTGAAAACAATATGGGTATGGAAAGGCTTGTAAAAATGGGTTTTGACATAAACGGCGAATATATTCTGATTGATAACGAATACTTGTTAACAAATTTTGGTAAAAAACAGGATAAGGATCGAAACGAAGCGTCTATTGAAGATTTAGCTAAATGTATGTACTATTTTATGGATGAACAGAATGATGGTAATCTTGATCGTAATATTACGTTTGCTATTGACTCGATTGGTACACTAAACTGTATTGCCACAATTAATGCACAGGTTAAAGAAACAACTGCGAATAACATGTGGAATGCAAAAGCTTACGAAACATGTTTTCTATCAATGCTAAACAATACCATTCCAAACAGTAGAAAGATTGATAAGCCATATATTAATACTGTTATCGCTGTTCAGAAAATATGGATTGACAATATGAACGGCGGAGGAGTAAAACATAAAGGTGGTGAAACATTCTATTTCGGTTCAAGGCTTATTTATCATTTCGGTGGTATTATTGCTCATGGAACTAAAAAGATTATGGCAACCAGCAAGAAACGTGATGTGAACTACGGAATTGAGGCTCGAATCAATGTAGCTAAGAACCATATTGACGGCCCACTTGGAGGTATCTCAATGGAGGGGAAAATTATCTCAACGCCTCATGGTTTTGTTTATCCTGACGATCTTGAAATCTATAAGAAGAAATATATTCTATTCTTTAGGAATATCTTCAATGACGATACAATGACTTCCGATGATTTAACATTTGAGGCTCATGACGTAGAATTTAGCGAAGAAAGCTAATGGAAATCAGAACCCTATTAGTTGACGGAAACTATCTTCTAAAAAGATCATTCTTCGGTGCGAAAGATGCTTATACAGCGTCTTTCGGATCGATCGGTGGTCTATATGGCTTTCTAACGACCATTAGAAAGCTAATTAAAGAACATCAGATCAATAAGGTTGTGGTGTGTTGGGATGGTGAGAACGGCGGAATTGATAGGCATAAACTCGATCCTGAGTATAAAGCAAATCGAAAGGATAAGTCGTGGCACAGTAAAATTGAAATGACTGATGCCGAAATAAGACGTGAACAAGCTAAAGACGAGTCCATTTTAAAAAATAAGAAACGTATTCAGCAATACATCGAAGAATTGTTTATTCGCCAGATAGAAGTTGATGAAATTGAAGCAGATGACCTGATTGCGTCGTATTGCAAATCGAATTCAAAGAAGGAAATAATCTTTTTGTTTACTAACGATAGGGACTTCATTCAATTGCTCGAACTTGACATAACAATATTATTTGGCAATATTGATCATCCTGTGACTAAAGCCACATTTTTCTATGACTTCAAGTATCATTATTCTAATGGCTTAATTGTAAAAATAATTGGCGGTGATGTTTCGGATAACATTAAGGGTATTGCAGGTATAAAAGAAGACGTTCTAATAAAACATTTTCCTGATATTAAATTTAGAAAGCTAACTGTTAGAGAGATATGTGGACGTGCTGATGAAATCAATAAAAATAGAATACTTGAGAAGAAAAAACCTTTAAAAATATTCGAGAGTTTATTGGCAAACATCCCCAGATTAAAGCTTAATTATGAGTTGACAGACCTTTCAAGA